TCCTGGCTTAAGTTCTGCGGTTTTTTTCCATTCAAGACCTTCCCATTGCTTCCCATTGCTAAGTCTTCTTAGGGGTGACCACACCAACCAGGGATGATCCGCTGTTGCCTTTACTGGCTCACCGATGTCCGTGTTGATCTCGAAGCACTCTTTTACTTCTGGGGTATTGCTGACAATGTACGCTTCTCGAAATCTCCTTCTGCATCTTTTAGTAATATCCGGGGAAGCGTTTTCGTCGAATGCAATTATCTTTTCTCCCTCCACCAAAGTTCCTGCTGGCTTCCATCTGAGATCACTGCACAGAACTGGAGTGTCCGAGGTTACGCAAAATATCCAATCGTACGGATTGGACCCAGGAGGACTCCCTGCCGCTCCGCCGTCCAGATTCCCTCCTCCGGTATCCTGCGCCAGGCAGACTCCTGCGGCCTGAAGAATGCCCCAATTCTGCGGAGTGAACTGGCCCGGAGAACGGTCCTTGAGCATCTGTGCCGTCCCGGCTAGAAATGCCCATAGGTCCGAGAAGGCTCCGGTCGAGTAAGGCGCGATGCTGAACCTCTGGGCGTGGCGATTGGGATCCGTGAAACCAACGGCGATCTGTTGCCATGTGGCGAATAGGTTCGTGGTCCTCCACAGCGTATCGTCGAAAGCCGTGAAGTAGCGAGGGTTGACCAGATCGTAATCGCCCACGCGGAACTTTCTGAGACCGAACACTGCGGCGGGGAATACGCCGAGGAGCTTGCGGCCGGCCCGAGAATTGATCGACCCTTCTTGAAGAGACTCGAAGTTGTTGCCCGATTGGACTTGGCCTTGCTGTAACTCCCCCGCCTGAATCTTGGATACGAATCCGCGGTTAACAAACGGGAAGGTCTTCTCGGCCATCTACTTTTTCTCGGCAGGCTTCGGCGGGTCGATCTTTGGAGGAGCTACGCAGACGTACTCGGCCGTCTTGGAATCAATGCTCGGGATGTGGTCCTTCCCGCAGGCCGTCTTAAGATCATTGAACTTAGCGTTGAGCTTGTCGCCGATCTCTTTGAGCTGGTCCTGCGCGGCCTTGTACTGCATCTCCAGAGTCCGCATCTCGAACTGGATTTTATACTCCAGCACAGGAGCGGCCGGCTCCTTCGTCTTGTTCCCTGCTTCGGCGGCAAAAAGTACAACATTGGACACGGCGAAGGTAATCAGGTACACGTAAAGTTTCATATTGTCTTCCAGACTCCGGCTTGTCGAAACGTCCACCCGCCGGAGCCGGAACCGGACGAGGGGCTCGATGGGCTGGTGCAATCGTCGCAGTATACGACAGTTCCATTAGCCGGGGTACCGAGACCGGCAAAGTGAGTTGGGTTGGTCAGCAGGAACGACGACGGGCTCCCGCTCCCCGCGTTGGTGGTCAGCGTCCCCGGAGTCGAGATATTGTTCGATCCGTCGATCGTCACGCCACTCGTGGTCGGGCATACCCCAGCACCCCCGCCGATCAGGATAGCCGTCGAAGCCAGCAGCGATGACGAAGCTAGCGTCGTGGTCCCGGTGAAGCAGAGAATCCCCCCGCTGGTGCCGCTGGCCAGCCCGGTTCCACCTTGAGCCACGGTGATAGCCGCATTGGTGGTCAGGACCGTTGCCGAGGCATTGGGGAAGGTGAACGTCTTGAGCGATGTCGCCGGGCCGCTGACGGCAAAGAACCCGTTAGCTGTCCCACCATTGGCACCAGGAAGAATGCCGGACACGTCCGTGGTGAGCACTACGGCCCCGAAGGACGGAACTCCGGCCGCATTCCCGTGCAAGAGAGTGGTCGTGGTCCCAAGCGATCCCAGGGTGGCCGGAGATACCCCGGCCCCGCCTCCTAAGACTAGCTGGCTTGCTCCGAGAACGTTGGAAGATGTGAGCGTATTGCTGGTCGAGAAGTACATGATGCCGCCACTCGTGCCGGTGGACAGGCCCGTACCTCCCTGCGGGACGGTTACGGTGGCCGCATCGGTCAGGATGTTCGCCGAAGAGTTCGGGAGGGTGAAGGTCTTGAGAGAGGTGATCGGGCCGGCAAAGGCCATGAACCCGTTATTGGTTCCGCCGTTAGCGCCAGGCAGGATGCCGCTAACTTCAGCCGTCAGGGATACCGCTCCGAAAGAAGGCGCACCTGCGGCGTTTCCATGGAGTACAGTGCTCGTTGTTCCTAATGATCCGAGGACCGTGGGAGCCGCTCCTGCTCCACCGCCGAGGACGATCCGGCTGACGGTGAGAGCGGCCGAAGAGGCGATTGTTGTGGTCCCGGAGAAGTAGGGAATGCCGCCCGAAGTGCCTACGGCTATACCCAAGCCGCCGTTGGTGACCGGTAGGGTTCCGGATACATCGGTGGTCAGGACAACGGCCCCGAACGTAGGTGCTCCCGCTGCGTTGCCGTGCAATAGGGTTGTCGTAGTTCCCAGGGATCCGAGAGTAGCCGGCGCCGCACCCGCGCCGCCGCCCAAGACGATCTGATTTGGCAGCAATTGAGCGGAAGTGGCCCAGGTCGAAGCTGAGGAGAAGTACGGGATACCTCCCGAGGTTCCGGCCACGGTGAGGGCAAAGGTGCCGGAAGAGGTGATGGGAGAACCGGACACCGAGATCAAGCCTCCGGTGAAGGTCTCGGCCACGCTTGTGACTCCAGACGCTCCGCACGAACCACCTGAGTCGATATAGTCTCCGACTCCGTTTATCGCTACGCAGTGGCCAACGACGAGCGCGCCTGTGCTTGTGGCCAGTTTGGACCCGGTACCGGTTAGGGATCCGGCCGCGATGTCGCCAATGACTACACTGCCGAATGTTGGCGCTCCCGCCGCATTGCCGTGCAGCACCTGGACAGTTGTCCCCAGGCTCCCGAGAGTAGCTGGTGCCGTCCCGGCCCCACCTCCGAGAACGATCTGGCTGGCTGCCAGGAGGGCCGAAGAGGCCATTGCGGCTGCACCCGAGAAGTACACCACACCGCCGCTCGTGCCGGTCGGAGTGGCGGTCAAGGTCCCCGCAGCAATTACCGGAGTACCGGTTACCGTGAAGACACTGTTGGGTATGGATAGACCGACACTGGTCACGGTTCCGCCACCTCCGCCACCTCCGCACAGCCCGCCAAAGTCTACAAAGTTTCCGCTTGCATCGATGCTGACGCAGTTGCCGTTCGTCAGCGTGCCTGTGCTCGTTGCCAGCTTCGTACCGTTTCCGGTAAGGGACCCAGCAGCTATGTCCCCGATGACCACGCTCCCAAAGGTGGGCAACCCGGACGCATTACCGTGGAGAAGAGTGGTAGTCGTTCCCAGGCTTCCGACAACCGTTGGCGCTCCCCCGGCCCCGCCGCCCGCAACCAAGCGGTTGAGCGTGAGCGCGCTGGAGCTCGTCATCGTCGTAGTGGAAGAGAAATAGGGGATACCGCCGCTCACCCCAACCGTCAGGCCGGTACCCCCTTGCGCCACCGTGACGGCGGCGTTGTCGGTTAATACCGTCGATGAGGCGTTGGGAAAGGTAAATGTTTTGGTCGATGTCGCCGGGCCGGACACCGCGAAGAAGCCATTGACGGTGCCACCGTTTGCGGCTGGCAACACTCCGGAAACGTCCGTCGTCAACACGACGGCTCCAAAAGAAGGAACTCCCGCCGCGTTGCCGTGCAGAACAGTAGTGGTGGTGCCCAGGCTTCCCAGCGTAGCCGGTGCAGTAGCGGCCCCGCCGCCCAGAACGATTTGGCTGGCAGCGAGCAATGCCGAGGACCCCATGGCCGCAGCCCCTGAGAAATAGACGATGCCTCCGCTCGTTCCGGCCGGAGTGGCCGTTAAGGTCCCAGTGCTCGTGACCGGAGTCCCCGTAACCGTGAATACGCTATTGGGAATCGATAGGCCGACACTGGTGACGCCAGCCCCGCCGCAGACCGCCCCGGAGTCTACAAAGTTCGAACTCGCGTCGATACTGACGCAATGAGTGCTGGTCAGAGATCCGGTCGTGGTTCCCAGCTTAGAGCCGTTCCCAGAGAGAGAACTCCCAGCGATATCCCCAATCACCACATTGCCGAAGCTCGGGGCCCCGGAAGCATTGCCATGCAGGACCTTAGCCGTGGTTCCCAAGTCTCCGAGAGGGGTGATGAGTTGCGCGCCGGCTCCGAGCATGATGGCATTCGAAGTGGCAACCGAGGTATTCGTTGTGCAGGTTGGGCACGCCGGGGTATAGGTGTCTCCCAGATTGAACGTTCCGCTGCCCGTCAAAGGAGCTGAGGCCGTGATGGTGATCGCTGGATTCTGGAGGCTGGTATTGGGCAGTAACCCGGTAACGTCGGTCGCTAGATTCACTGCTCCCCAGGCAGGAGCGGCCCCGCTATGGAGGACTTGGACGCTGGTTCCTGGAGCCAGCCTTGTTGCGCTTCCGGAAGTCCCCCCGTAAATCATGTCCCCATTGGTCAGCATGGGAGACAGGGCGTTGAATCCAGCCAAGGCCGTGGTCTGCCCCGTTCCGCCTTGTCCAATCGTAATCGGGAAGGTTACGCCACCCCCACCGCCTCCCGAGCCAGCCAAATAGAGCTTGCTCCAGGCCGCGTAGTTGAACATGACCGATGAAGCACCCGCTCCAGAAATGGTCACCTGGATGAACCGGTGATGCCCCAATCCGTTGGCGATCGCCGGGCTGCTGCTTTGGTCGATCGTCGCGGCCGATCCGAATGAGATCCACGGACCAACAGCACTTGAATCACTGTATGCCATCGACAACGACCAATTCCCGGCCGCACTGAACACATAGCAGGAGTAATTGTCGTTGTTGCGGGACGAGGTGCTCTGATCGTTATAGACGAGAACGCCGATCGAGTCCGGGTTGGTTGTTATGGTCTGGTTGTTGTACTGGGTGACTCGAAGATTTACCTGGCTGCCCTGGGGCTGGGCCGAGAAGGCGCTGCCGATCAACAGCAAGGCGAGAAAGAGCTTCTTGATGCTCATTGGCTGTATCCTTCAGCACAGTTTAGCACTTACGTCATCATGAGTTCGTCGGTAATGGCCCTTCCGAGGGTGATTCCTTCCTGATATTGCTGGGCACAGAACTGCGCTTGCTCGGGGTTTTTGACCTCGTTGTCTCCGGCAAAGATGCGGGCGAGGATGCCCCATGCCAGATAAGACAGACTGAACTCGTCCGGGAGCAGGGGGATGGGATCGGTGAGCGCGGTGACCAACGAGGGCTTGGCCTGTCCGACTAGGGTGAGCCCGCGATGAACCGGAGCTGTAACAACGGCGGCATCGATGATAGCAGACCACTCCCCGGTCTGCGCGTGCGGTCCGTCAGGCTCGTTAGGGCCGGGGATGAAGGCCCCGTCGTAGTCCGGGATCGGGATGACCTCCACGGTCTTAATGGGGAGTTGGTCCTCATGGTAGACCTTGGGGATGCCGACAGTCCGGCGCCAGTTGCGGGAGGCGTTAGCGATCTCTTCGGTGGTCGAACTCTCCAAGTATCGTCCGGCGATGAAGACGCTCTCGACAAGCATCATCTCATCGGGAACGGTGTACTCTGACTGCCCGGAGAGTATGCCCTGGGTCTGGATCAACTTCAGCATCCCGGTGCGCTGAAGGAAGTCCATGAGAGTCAAGTTAAAGAAATCGATAAAGTCCGGGTCGTCGATGATCCCGAGTTGGAGTGCCTCATCCTCCAGGAGGTCGTAGGTAACTTGTTGATAGATTTCGCTGACCAGGGCCATGGGCTATCCGAAAACGGTAGGCTTACCGTCCGGGTCGTAGTGCATGAAAGTTTGTATTTTCTTAGCGTCTTCTAGGGTCATGATCTCGTGCTCGTTGCCCACAATGTACGAGAACTTTTCTCGGGAAAGAACGAATGTTAGCCGACCGAGATCATGACTGTCCTTGACCTCTACGTGGACCGTTGCGATCATCTCATTTCTCCTGACGAAGAACGAACTGCTCTGGGAAGATTCTCTCGGACCAGGCGACCATGCCGCCAATCTTCTCGGCCATCTCCTGGTAGACGGCCTGCGCGGCGGCGACGGCCTGCGGGCCTTCTTTGAACTGCACGCGCTGGATGGTGTAGTCCTTGAGGATCTCTACGTACTCATCGTTCAAGCTCACGGTGTCATCGGCATTGACCAGCGGAACAGTGGGCGCGATCCCCGATACTTCGATATCCTGGCCGCCCAGAGCGTCGGCCGGGTGAATGAGGAACTTGCCGATCCCTATGGCTGTCCAATGTTGTACAGGTCCGGAGTTGACCGTGGTGTCGCTGATCCAGTTTCTGTAGCGGCGCGTGAGGGCCTTGAGGGACAGCGGCGCAAGGGGCCGTCCCTCAAAGTACACCTCAAGCGGGACGACTATCCCGACCGGGACGTCATACAGATACTTGTTGATTACGCTGAATCCTGGGATTGAAATGATGGCCTGGTTGAACCCGGTGAGAAGATTCAGCCGGCGGAGGATCTGGTTGATCGCGATCGTTACCTGGGTTGGCGGGTAGAACGAGGCGTTGCCATCGAGTTCATCGTAAACGAGACGCTGGAGATCGTTCAGCGTGAAGCTGGGCACGACCTATTCTACATCAGGGAACGATCATGTTACGGCGAACAGCGGTAGCCCCGCCCTTATTGCCCTTACTACTGGCGTTCTGCAAGGCTTCGTGTTGACGCTCGTGCTGTGCCCAATCCATCATTGGAGAAGCGCTGTAGATGTGCTGCCCTACGTTCCTCGCCCTGCGCTGTGCGACGGTGGTGTCCAATGCCTCGTGGGCCGCCTGGTCCACTCCCTGGATCCCTCGGCCGAACAGCGGATCGTCGGGAGACATGCACTCCGTAAATTTGGGATTCTGCCCGGGCTTGCGGTTCACCATGCGGATATACCTCGCTGCTATTGTACACCGACTGCGGGGCTACTGCTCGACCAGTCGAATGCTCCAGAAGTCGTCTGCCAAATTGGGGTCGGTGACATAAGCATACGGAATCCATGCATATCCGCCAAGGCCCCATTCGGTTCCCCAACTATTACGGAACAGGAAGGCATTCTTTGAGTCGTCGTACCCAACTGCCAGCACGGCATGCCCACCGATCAGGGACTCATTGCGGGCCGGCATGGGAACCATCCCTGTGTTCGACACTTGGTTTGACATGAAGGATTCGTAAACCGAGAAGCCAAAGACGAATGGCCATTTTGCAGCTAGTCCGGTCTTCAGGTTGAGCAGGTCCGGATTGGGGCTGAGATACTTTATCGTCTGGTGACTGAGGGCTGTGGAATAACATACAGGATTAGGCTTCACGGCAAACCTAAAGCCATCATCTACGTAGGGCCAGAACGACTCCACGCACACTCCCTGAGCCGCTACGGACTTCAGGCCGTCCCTGATCACGGCGCCAGCATCGCTGTCGATCGTCTGCTCCATATCCCGCTCGTTGTAGTAAATGAACAGGCGGGATGGATACATGAACCGCAAACCCTGCCTTCCGCGCTCGTAATCAATGGCGGCGGCGATGGCGTTTGCGGTGCAGCTCCCGAGTTGCAACTGGTCCTGGACCCGAGGCATTTTGTCCACGAGTGTGACCATTGGCGGGATTGGAGCCACGGAGACGGTGTGGCTGAGGGGCAAATCCCGTTGGTCTGGAAGCTGTCTTACCCATCCGAATCTGGATACTTTGTTTGGCATAGTGAAAATAGAAGGGCAGGATTCCCCTGCCCTCCCAATTGATGAGCAACGTTACGAAATGGAAACGGCGAACCCGGTAGGATTCGACGGAGTAACCGGAGCAGGACCGATGTCCACAGGAGGAGCCTGGCCGCTAATGGGGGAGGCAGCTCCCGGAAGCGTGGTCTCGCAAGTTACGACGATATCGGCGACCGTGGAGGTCCCGGCGGTTCCGATCTGCGTCAGGGCAAACCCGCTCGTGTCGTTCGGATCGGCCGACATGGTTAAATCGGGATCGCTGGCCAGCCAGGTCAGGGGCGGCGTGCCGGCGGGCATGACCACGGGCCCGCCAGTTGCCGGGTCGATATAGTTACCATTCGCATCCACTGCGGGCTGTCCAGTTGCGGGATCGGTGACCACCGGTTTAGCCGTGAACAGCGCCGTCCCGTTCGGAAGAATTTGAACGTCTACTCCGGCAGTGCCGCGCTTTCCTTTATCGGCACCCAGAATATCAAGCTTTTTTGCTGCCATTGTGTCCTTCTCCTTTGTTCTAACTGTAACCACAAACCCGTCCGGCTTGGACGGTGTTAAGCGTTTCAAAATCTGATCTAGCTTTTCGTTGGCCTTGGCCAGCTCCTGCTCAAGGTGGTCGAATCTCCGAGCATACATCTCAGTTAATTCTTTGAGCCAGAAGCTGATGGCCGGGAAGTCTACTATGATTCGCTTGTCGTCATTCCCATGTCCGTCAGCCATTTTGCACCGGAACCATTCTATCACTCGGCACCAAAATGATCTGATCACCTTAGAAGTCACTGACCCAGGGAATGTGGTCCCGCCAGTAGTTGTACGAAGCTTCTCCTACCGTGCTCTTGATATAGCTAGACAGGAACGTGGCGGCCCTTCCCTGATCGGTTTGAACGGCCTCTTCGTACCCCTGCTCGAACTCATCTTCGTAGACCTTCGCCAGCGCTGGGTCGTGGTACGGATCCCGGCCATTGTCCCGGCTGATGTTCTTTATTCGGAGCACGTCCGCGCGGGCCCCGGCCGTGATGACATTTGAGTTGATGAACCACGGAGGAACGTCGGCGTCCTCCAGCATCTCTGGCCACTGCTCTATTGTGACCACCGAGAGCATGTAGTCGGATAGCTGGATCGGCCATATTTCCCACTGCGCGATGCCGGCCTTGCTAGGAGCCATCTGCACGAGCTTGAGAGGATTGTCGGAAGCCGTACGTTGCGGGTCGAGCACCGACAGGTCTTCTTGGGAGGACCAAATGTCCAGTATGTTTGGAGCCACCGGGTCGTAGCCGAACATCAGCCGGCGGGTATTCGGCGTCACCGACACATAGCCGTCGTAGATGTTGTAGAGCAGGCCGGTCGTCGGCTGACCTCCCCAGAGATTGTCGAGTTGGAGTAGGGCAGCGCTCAGCACGGCCTTGACAGTGTACACGGGGAACTGAGCCTTGAACTGGCGCCCCGCCAAGCTCGAAGACTGGATCGTTGCGTTGATGTTGTGGAAGCTCGCAAACCTAGCCTGGAAGGTAGTGGCCGTCGTGCGAAGCACGACTACGACCTCGGTCAGCGGCGGCCCTCCCTCCTGATCGATGAGCAGGTAGGTTCCGGGGTTTATATTCTCCATGCTGCCCGGAGCAACGTCCTGGACGCCACGCTCGACGATCGCCGCGGAGAGAGTAGTGTTCACCCGATCATTGATCGGCCAGGCCGTGTTGGTCCCGGTGACCAGATCGGACGCCTGGGCCATATTAACGGTTCCAGTCGAGTAGGCTTGGTTGATCGGGATGGTCCCGATCCGCAGAGAGTCGGACCAGAAGTGCCGGTCGTAGAGCTTGGCTATGCGCTTATTGATCGAATCGTCGATTGCTTCTTTGGAGGCGTTGGGCTTTACCTGCTTGACGCTGCCGCGCATGCGGTTCAGGTCGAAGGAGTATAGCGGCATGGGCTACCGGACCCCGCAGTGGGCGACTGACAGCCCGAGCACAAAGAAGATTGCCGACCAGAGGACGAGTGTCGTAAGGCAAACCCGAATCATAACGCTGCGGACATTCTACCAGTTATCCACGCGCACGATTGGCGGCTCTACCACTCCGGCCGGGATGAGGGCCACGTTCCCGCAGTCTTCAATCACGGCGTAATACCGCTCTCCTCCGAGGCAGAGAACGGCCTTAACGGTCCCGTACTTAGTCTCGGTTCCGGGGTTCAGCGGCTCGTTGTGCTCCAGCACTGCCATATCCAAACTTTACAACGAACCGTGTTTTTAGTAAAGAGAGAAAGTGTTCAATATTGAACACGTTGACGGTCAGGACGGCGGGGACTTGCGGCCGATCTCGTAGATCAGGATGCAGATCTCGGCTCCAAAAATTCCTCCGAGGATGAAGAAAACCCATGGGTTCATTGATCACTCAGGTCCAGACAAATAAAGGTCCCATATTCAGGCCGGGTTTCCTCAGTGTGTAGGCAAACCTTTTCCACGGAGTAATAGTCATACCCACCGTCGTATTCGTACCGGACCGGCATGTCGTCCGGAAACGGAGCGAGAGCGGCGATCAGTTCGGCTTTGGTCATGAAATCTCCAGTGGGTGCAGCCACGTCTCGTAGTTCCAGAACTTTTCTCTTCCGTACCGCCATCGGTCCCCGTCAAAGTAACGAAAGCTAAACTCCGGATCGAGAAGGTGAATAACGTCCGATTTCGGCGGGTCGATTGCAAGACGGTATCCATCGACGGCCCGCTCGTAGCTCAAGGACCGGCCACAAGCGAGGCAGTCGAATACCATGGACGTTGCCCGTGGCAGCATGGGATGTCCGCAGCACTCAACCATACTATGCCTTTACCGTCTCCCCGGTATTCTTGTCCACGAACGGCAGGCCGCGAGGGTCGTAGTCCGCGCTCGTGATTCCCTTGGTCATGAGATGCTGGCACTCAATCGCCGGGCAGGCGTAGGCCGGAATCCCGAGGAGCATCAGCCGGCGGAAGAAGCTGAAGTCCTCTCCCCACGGCGAGATCGGGTGGAACGGAGACTGCCCCATTTCCTTGGTGATCCGGTCAAACACGGACCTCCGGACCAGCAGTGCTCCGGCGCCCGCGCAGTCGATCTTGAAAATGGCTCCGGTGTCGGTCCACTTGCCAATAGGAAGGAACCCGCCAGCGGCGTCAGCCCACTGGTAGATGGTCGGCAAGTGAGGGTGGACCTTCATGTAGTACAGGGCCGAGAGAACCTGGACGTCGTACTGATACATGACCGAGACCATGCGGGCCACGATATCCGGTTCGAAGCCGTGGTCCGCGTCGAGCATCATCAGCCAATCTCCGAGGAAGCGCTGAACGAGGAAGTTTCTCGCTTGGCTGTGATAGGAGACCGTGGCACGATCGTAGTGAACGTAGGTTCCTGGCTGGCACATATACTCGGCGTTGTACTGCCGCATCTGGCCCCAGTCCCAACAGAACTGCTCGGGGGTGGCTACGATCCCGCCGAGGTAGGCACATGTTCCTAGTGGCTTATTGTGAATCAGCATTTTTTTCTCTAAGAACTACCGGCTCTCCGATGAGCTTGTATCCAATGCAGGAGATGTATCCACTCCCCACTCGACGACCATTCCTATTGTCCCGGTGCTGAAAAGGGACTAATCCAGAACCATCTCCGCCTTTGGGGACTCTCCCGTTTACCACTCTCCCGCACTCGGAACATTTGACAAGATTTTTACTTATCAACGCTGACCTCCTCGGCTAGAGGCTCCCAAATCTTTGGCTCAGGGAACGGGGTGATGAACCTAGCCCACGGCTCCCGCTTGCGGAATCCGTCGATGAAGGCCCAGGGCAGAGCCAGTAAATAGTCCGGGCTGATCGCGCGCATCTCCATTTCGGAGATGATGGGGATGCCGGTCCCTGGTGTCACGCGGCCCCACTTGTCCGGATTGCGGTCCGCTATGGCTATGATGTCTTCGTCGGAAAATCCGCAGTATTGGAGCAGGACGTTGCCCTTGGTGGACGAACCATACCCCATAATGACGCGGCCCTTTAGGCTTTGGATCTGCGTGCGAAGATTATCCCTTGCCCCCTCGGCTCGAATGCGAAACGCTCTCCAGTCCTTACAGACAGATGCCTGCCTAGCCACGCGCCAGCCTTTCTTAGCATGAATTAACAGGCTGTAACCGTTCGTGCTGGTCTGCATGGCATGATCTACCTTAAATCCCGCTTGGCTCAGCAGATCATTGAGCTGCTGCATGTCCCAGTAGGTGAGGTGTTCGTGAAGCACGGTATCGTATGCGCCAATGTCTAGGGTCGCGGCGAAATCTTGGAGTTCGATCACCCAAGTCCCATCCTCGGCGAGGACTTCGTAAACCTCTCGGGCGAAGGATAGCGGGTCCTCCAGGTCGTAGAACATGGCCAGCGTGAAGACAACGTTCGCTTGTCGTCCGGGGTACAGTCTCTTGAATGCCTCGGCGCTAAAGAACTCCTTGTGATACTGCGGAAGGCAGAGATCGGAAGGTTCAAATCCTACCTTGGTGACGTGATCCGGGAAGGCATCAAGTAATGTCCCGTCGTTGGCTCCGATGTCGAGTATTAGGTCTCCGGGATTGTGCAATGTTGAACTAGCCAATCCTTCTAGGTGCCGACGCATGGCCTCGTTGATGCCGGACCGATAGCCGTACTCGCCGCCGAACAGAAGCTTGCGGTCTACGGCATGGGACAACTGCCCTAGATCGCACGACATGCACCGCTGGAGCTTGAGTGGGGCGGCCATAACGGTTTCTCCCGGCTTCGGGAATGCCCCCGCGAGGGCTTGCTCTCCGAGGTCGAGCACGGTCTCCAGGTGCTTGCCTCCGCAGCCTAAGCACTTCCGGACTTCCCGGTACTGCATATCTTCCTCGGCCAACCGGATCCACTGATCCACGTACCGATCCCAGTTACAGCGCTCGCGGGACTCCGGCATCATCTCGGCCCGGATGCGATCTTGCAGCTCCGGATCCTTGGCGAGGCCAATGATCTGCGAGGCGAACAGGCGTTTCACGTCCTGGGTATCCGGGTTTCCGGGAACGTGATAGCCGTGCCGGACGTTCTCGCCCTGGGCCCACACTGGAGTCACTACGGGGATCGCGCCCATACACTGCGCCTCTTGACCGGCGATGAAGCTAAGCTCGGCGAAAGTCGAAGGGTAGCAGAAGATCCCGGCCGAGAGCCATTCCCGGTAGAGCTCAGTCTGTGTGACCCTCCCGCGAAGCTTCACGTTGGGGATCCGGCTCGCGTACTCGATAATGTCCCACTTGAGCTGGAGCATGGCCGAGTGGGCCGCCGGGTTGTCCGTGAAGGACTCGATGCCGTTGAACCCGTAGAAGACGTGGAGCTCCAGATCGGGGACTTGCTTCTGGGCATACGCAACGATGTGCAGCAGGTTCATCAGCCCGCGGTCCGGGGAGGAGGCAAAGATTATCTTCTTGGGATTGCGACGAGGCGGGCAGGGGGTGCATCTCCGTTGCTGGTCCGGGTCGCAAAGCTCGTCAATCAGGTCCACCTTGACCCCGTTCGAAGTGACGGTGATCTTTGGCTCCAGTTCGGGATGCCGTTCGATCAGCCACTTCTTATGGGTCTCGCACAGCACCATGGCCCGATCGTAGCTATCGAGCGCCGACCAGCCATAGTCCCAGTCCTGCACCATGAACCAGATCTTTTGGTCCTGGCGGGAGCGGTCGAACTTCTTGACGGTCCCCGGACAGCGGTAGAGGCACCAGATACCCGGAAGGCTGAAGTCTGCCTGGTCGATTGGGATCCATGTGGTGCCGCGCCATACGGCCTTGGGGCGGCCGGTGGGAGCGTAGACCGTAACGTCATGCCCGGCCCGCTGGAGGCGCCATGCCATCTCGGCTACGCTGGTCTCAATCCCTCCGATACCGGTCTCGGTGTCCTCCGGATTCCAAGGGGTAAGAGACAGAGGGCTGTACAGGTGAAAATTCATAATTGCTCGAACATTCTCTCCACTGCTTCCTGGAGTCCATTTGCGCTTGGCATTGGTACAGACAATTCTTTCTGGGCAGATATCTCCTCCGGCACCCGAGCCAGGATCCCCCATCCGGTATAGAGGCCATAGTCTACGACCTGGATCTGCTCGATCTCCAGGCCCTCGGCCGCAATGATATTCTCGACGTGCTCCAAGTCCATCCGGTGAAGGTGTAGGGCGTGCGAGTTGGTGGCGTACAGCTCGGTGCCGTTGGCTCCGTTCCACATGGACTGCTCGGCCACGGTCCGGTGGTCGTCAGGGAATCCCACGATCAGTTTCCCGCCCGGCTTCACGGCTAGAGCGGCGTTGTGGATGGCCGCAGGAATCTCTTCCAGCTCAATATGCTCGATGACGTCCCCCAGGATCACCGAGTCGAACTCGCGGTGATAGGGCATGGGCAGCCGTACGTCGTGGATAGCATGCGCGGCCGTCTTGTATCCCATGACCGGGTTAGTATCGGTGATGTCTACGTTGACCGCTCCCCTCTCCCCGAACTTGCACGGGTCCTCGTCGCAGCCGATATTCAGGATCTTTCCGGTCGCGTGCTTGACCTGGAACGGATAGTGGGTGGACACCGCGCTGCCTTCTAGTAGGCCGAGCAGGTGCATCTCCACCTGATCGACGACTCGCTCCCAATTAAACCGGACCTTGGCATCGAGCATCATTGGGATCCGGATCGACTCCTGCATAGCCGGGTTGGCCGCGAGCTTGTAAATCTCCGCGACATAACGGGACCGCACCATGGAGTCGTGCAGCGGGTCGCCTTCGATGAAGACACCGTGGGTGACGTTCTCTCCTACGGCCCAGATTGGATTGGTGATCGGGATCGCCCCGCAAGCCTGGCTATCCATGCTCGTGATGCACGAAGTCTCGGTAAACGTAGAAGGATAGACCCACATGCCCGCGCTGAGCCACTCCCGGACAAGTGCCCGCTGCCCGATACGCCCTCTCCAGAATACTCCGGGCTGCTTGAACTTCCCGCTGATCCGGTCCTTCAGGTAGTTGTAGTACGGGACATTCGGGTGAGCGGCGATCAACTTGTCCATATTGTCGAACCCGTAGAACACATGAAGTTCGAGGTCCGATACCCACTCTCGGGCCCGCGTGAAGATCGTGAGCAGGGCCTCCAGCCCCCGGTCCGGTGAGGACGCGTACACCAGCTTGCGAGGATTGCGGTACGGAGGCTCCTGGCTCACTTCCCGGATCATGTCCATACGGATGCCGTTGGAGGTGATCCAGATCTTATTCTTGAGCGGAGGGTGCGCACCAGCCACGTAGTCCGCGTGGGTCTGGCAGAGCGGCCAGACTTCATCGAGCTTGGCCATGCGGTCCGAAGTCCAGGCCGAGCCGTAATCCACGTCCTGCATGATCAGGCAGAGCCGCTGGCCGGGATGGGGGTTAGGGAACTTGTCGAGGATGGCCGGGTTGCGGTAGAGAATCCAGGTTCCCGGTAGGGTGAAGTCGGCGTCCTTGACGTCCTGCCATTTGGTCCCGCGCCACTCGCGGACGCCCTTCCAGCCGACCGGGGCGTAGCTGGTGACCGTGTGCCCCCGGCGCGCGAGACGCCAGCAGAGCTCGATGTGCGACGTCTCGGAGCCGCCGATGCCCGGTCCGTCAGGGTTCTCCCAATCCCAGTTTTCGAAAGCTTGATCGCTGTAGAGGATTACTGACAGAGAGGGGTCCTGGTTGGCCATAAGCGACCACCATTGTAAGTAAAGGTCCGGGGAAAGTAAAGAGGGAAAAGTACAATGTTGAACAAAATGACCCCGGACCCAAGGTAGCGTGTGGGTCCGGGGTATGCCGTGAAGAAAACCTTAGAGCCGGGTGAGCTGGAGTTGCAGCAGCACCTGGGTTGGCGGCTGCCAGACACCGCTCTTGATGATCGCGAGGCGATCTCCAGGAGCGAGCGCGAGCAGGGCCGTAGAAGCGATGAGCGCGAAGCTGGTCTGCCAGTCCGAACCAGAGACGACGACAACGGCCGTCGCGAGCGGGATGGCCGAGCCGAGCACGTTAGAGCCCGTGCATTTGCCGATCATGAGCGCCGTCGAAGTCGAGCCGGTAACGGCTCCTACGACCGCCACGCCGGATACCCGCATGGAGTTGAACACGGGGCCAAAGATCTCGTCGTTGCCCAGCACGGTGGAGTTGGCCTGCATGACGATGCGGACATTTTGCTCGACGAGTCCGCCGGCCTGGTTACCGCTTGGGCCGAGCGTTACTGCAACCGGGATCGAGTCCGTCTCGGAGCCTGAAGTGAAAAGTGCCTGTAGCGACATGAGTTCTCCTTAGCTTAAGTTCACCGTGCCGTAAGTGCTGATAACGTACCACGCCGCGCCGTTGGACTTGAGGACGACGGCCGACAAGTCGGCGGCGAAAGTTGCCGTGGTGCCGGCCTCAAGAACCGTGGACACGACAGTCCCGTTGGCCGCGCCGACGCGCTTGACCGTGTAGGTCTTACCGATGTTGGTCGAAGACGGGGCCGGCAGCGTGATTGCCGCGTTCCCCGTAAGGACGATGAAGGAATCCGTGGGCAGGGCCGTATAAGCGACCGCCGTGGTCTTGTAGGCATTGCCTCCGCCATCTGCGGCCTGCCATACCGGAGCTCCGCCACCCAAATTACCCGTGATGCACTTGTATAGGGTGGTGATGCCGGCGCCGACAGTGGTGACCCAGAAAAAATCTCCGGCGTCGTAGACGAGTCCGTCCGTTGCAGCCGTGGGCAGGACATCTCCCGCCCACACGTTGAAACCGCCTGGCAGAGTGAATGCGACTACTGGCTGTTGGACCTGAGCTGGCATTCAATCCTCCTTAGAGAACCGTCTGTGCCGGCGAATACAGACCCGCCGGGGTCGTCGGAGTTGTGACCGGGAATACCACCACGTCGATCGCGACCTGGCCGGCCGTAGCGGCGGACACCGCATCTCCGGTAGGAGTGAACGTTGCCGTCAGCGCGAGCGCCGAGAGCTGGCCCATGGACGTAGCCCAGGTTTCTACCAGGGTTCCATCCGCGACGGCCTGGAAGATATCGAAGTCCGCCACGAAGAAGTTGGTCGTGGCTACGCCGGTGGACTTTCCAACGCGCACCTTCATGGCCGTGAGCGATCCGCCAGCAAAGGCGACCGAATGCTTCACGCGGATATACATGATCACGCTGCCCTGCGGATACGTGTCGAGCGCGATTGTCTGCGCCGTACCGCTGGTGGTCGTGGTGAGATCCGCGGCGGCCGTGCCGGCGATGATCTGGTACGAAATCAGGGCGTTTCCGCCGCCAAGCTGAGTGGAGTATCTGGCTTTTACCATGGCGTTTTCTCCTTAGAAAAGGGTGCTCAGGAGCTTGAATCCACTCCTCGGGTTGGGAACCATGATGTTCGACCCCACCAGGAACTGGCCGGTTACATCGATGGACTCGCGGGCGCCCTTGAAGCCGGTCCAGCCGAACTGGAACAGCGGGACCTGCGAGAAGTACCACTCGATGTAGTTCGTGTTCATGCCGAACATGACACCGCTGGTTCCGGTCGGCAGATAGCGATCGATGACCACATCGGCGGCGTTGAATCTGAAGTTGGTGAAGCCAACGTTGCCGAGATCGTTCTCGGTGTTCGGATACCGCTGCGACGGCTGGATGCCGTTCCAGATCAGGTTCCAGGCGTTCTGGGTAACCGGGATGATGTCCGGGTGATCCGGTCCCCAGCTCGCGTTACCGTAGGCGACGTTGAGCGCCTGAAGCGTGAACGAGGTCAGGGTAGCTACATAGGCGTTCAGTCCGCCCGGCGTCCCGTTGGGGATACCGTTGATGTCCGAGCGCGTCTGGCCGCCGACCGTGGCAAACGTGTTGCCGTCGTCGTACCACTCCGCAAAGCCGTTGAGGTGCTTGATTCGGCCCGTCGCCGCCTGGCCGTTGAGGTACATGTTCGTGGCCAGCAGCTTCGCCATCTTCAGCGAGGCGTTGAGGAACTTCATCTCGACCTGGTTGAAGACCGCCTCGGGGCCGTCGTTGTTCATGGCGTCATAGCCGAACAACGTGATGGCTACCCAGTAGACCTTCATGGTCGCCGTGATGGCCGCGTCAGTCGTGACGAAGGAAATGTCCATCGACTCGCCGCGTCCCATCGCATCGCCGTTCAGCTCGCCAACAATCAGCGGCCGGCGGAGCTGCGTGTTACCGCTGAAACGCTCGGCGTTCTGGGTCGAAAGCCGCGTAAAGGTCGGGCTCGTAGCGAAGATCACCAGTAATGTTGCGGCCAGGATCGCTACTCCTGGTCTTCTGCAAGTTTCCATTGCAGCTCGGACCATATCATCAGCCTCCATAAAAGGCTGCCGCGCGCTTCCGGACGCTTGTCCGTACTCCCCGAAGGGATGGCCTCTGAACCTTCCGGCGTGTGGCCGGCTTGGCTGCTGATTGCCTTGGCTGTTTCCAGCTTTAGGTGTTCCAGCAATTCACGCGGTTTGCAAGATCGATTACTCGATCAGGGGACTATGTTGTTAATCCGTTGTCTTATCAACGATATGGTCATTCACGTAGGCGTCAAGCTCTGTGAGCTGAAGGGCCACTGTGATACCTCCTCAAAAGGTCTTTACTTTGTATTTGAAGTAGAGTAGACTCTACGACATGCTTACGCAACCAAAGAATGAAGCCAGAAAAAATTGGAGTTGGAAGAAGATTTCCTGCCGCTACTGCGGAGAAGAAATGTCCAGGCAGGCGTTCCACCGCCACTCCCTTACGTGTAAGAAATGTCCCGTCCTTAAGGCCGGGGAAAGAATGTGCAGCAACTGCCAGCTTGTTCATCCAGAGAGTAACTTTTACAAAGGTCACTCGTGGAGTAACACCTGCAAGCCTTGCATTCGAAAGAAGGCGAGCGACTGGTACGCCGACCCGGACAACCGAAAGAACCGACCGCACACCATCAACAAGAGACTGTACGGCCTGGACCGCGCTGGCTACGATGCCCTGATGGCCAGGCAAAACGGCCTTTGCGCGATCTGCAAGAATCCGCCAAGCGGGGCCAGCAAAAACACCCGGCTCCACGTTGACCATTGCCACCGAACCGGAGCGGTTCGCGGGTTGCTCTGCTCGCACTGCAACGCCGCGATCGGCGCCATGCGAGAGAACCTTGGCCTGCTCGAAGCCGCGAAAATGTATCTGCTCTCTCATCGATGACTACAGCGCCCCAACGCCATCGGCCTTCTGTTGGAACTTTGCTGCGGCGTCCTGCGCGATCAAACCTTTACCCAGCGGCGCATCGATCGGCTTTCCGGCCTCGCTGGTCGTCTGCTTCGAAAGGTACCGCTTCATCAGCGGGCCTTGCGATACTCCGCCGCCTGACAGCGGGATCCCCCGGCCATTCTGGGACTGGGTGACCATCTGCCGGCCCTTTTGTTCCCCGCGGGCCTCGGCTTCCTGGATCTCTTTGGCGCGGTTGGCAGTCTCGCGCTCCGCGAACTCGGGCGCATACGCCTTTTTGTAAGCGGCCAGAGGCTCCATTGGACGGCCGGTCGCCTTGAACTCGGCCTCCATCACGTCGTAGACCTTCTGCATCTCCAACTGCTTGCCGAATGTCGCGTGATGTTCGATCATCTGCGGGGTGAGATCTTTGTAAATCTCCTGGAACCGTCCGCCGATCCGATTCAACGAATCGTTCACATCGCCACGGGTTGCTACGAGCGGGTTGCCGTCCTTGTCCATCAGGCGGTCCATCGGCAACAGTTTGGGCAGGTCGGCTCGGGTTACGACACCGCGCTCTTCCAGCCGCTTGTTCACTAACGCATCGATCTCTTCGCCGGTCATCTCAGTTTCTCCTCGTGCTTCGAGCTCGGCTACGCGGGCCCGAGTTGCTGCCAGGTCGGTCTCCGCCGACGCCAGCATGTCCACCGCGCGCTTCTGCGGATGGGTCATCTTTGCGACATCATCCCAGTTGCTTGCTTTCCACTCTTCCCAAGAAGCCTCGGCTTCCAGGGCCTTGGGGATGTCCAGATCGGGATTCTTTATAGCCTTGCGCGCCCGCTCCAGAAACGGCATAGCATTCTGGGCCTGCTCTCCCAACTCGATGTATTTCTTGAGCGAGGGATGTTTTTCCGCTACGGCGAAAAACGCAGCTCTGTCAGTCTCTTCCGCAATGGATCGAAGAATATCTTCAAAGGCCATTACTGTTTCTCCTTACACGACATTTGGATTTGGCGGTCCGGCGGCAGGGTTTGGTGTCGGCTGCGGTTGTGTTACCGGCGAGCCTCTCTGCATTCCGGATTGCTGCGCTTCCTTGGCGACGGCCTGGCCGAGCTGGATGGCGGCGTCCGCCATCGGGGCCAAGTACGCCTGGAAGTTGGGGTTTAACTGCTTGACGAGATCTTTGGTCTCGTTGATCCACGCTTCGAGCTTTTTCAATTGCTCGCCGACCTGCTGCACCAACTGCATCCCCGGCTGCGGCTTGTCTACCCCCTGCTGCGCGAATACGGACTGCGCTACTTCGGGTGACGCTTGCGCCGCTACTTCGGGTGGGAGTGGAGCTACTTGGCCGGTTGCCACGAATCATGATCCTTATCGTTTTCCCTTGCCGATCGGACTGCGCGGCATCGTGGCATTGAACTGATCGTAAGGATCGTTCTCCGTTCGAGATAGCGCTACTTTTTCACTCGTGCATTGAATCTGTCCCATCCCGGCTTTGATCCCGGCTTGGGCTACGCGGTGTTCCGTGCGGCTCAAAGTCACCCGCTCGGAATTGATCTGCGCGTTCGGAGGGCTGGACGGCTGGTTCGGCATGTTGCGAGGGCCAGCCTTCAGAGACTGACGCTCTGCCGGACCAATATCATCGGGAATCTTTGCCATTACCGGGTCCTCACCTTGCCGCGACCGTACATCCGGCTCATCTTACTCTTGCCCTTCTTGCGGCCCTTTCTGCCTGCCATATTGATTCTCCTGAGTTTTTGGGGCTGGAAACTTTTTCAATTGGCAGCGATGCCGCCAGCCCCTATTCGGCCTCGCCGTTGGGCTACTTGCGGTGCCGTCCACGGCCTTTCTTACGCCGCTCAGCGATCGGTCCAAAGCTGTTCATGATTTCTACCCCCTTCCTGAGAGTACGCATGTTTTCATGCGAGTCGAAAGAAAGTACAACTTTTGGGGAATGCTTGTCAACGTCTTTACTTTGATTATTTTACGGGGAATGTACAATGTTGAACAAAATTCAGGTGGTAGGAAGCTCTTCGGTGGAGTGATCTTTTCCGGACCAGAGGACTGAAGTGAAGATCATTTCTGTTCCATCTAACTCTCGGTTCGATAGATACTTAGAAGCTGTTCCGGGTTTTACGTAAGCGACCGTGCAGTGCGGTTTGTATTGCGGGTGGGTGTCGGTATGTTCCATGGCGGCGGAGACCGCTTTATTTAGCCGGTGGAGATCCGTAGAATCCACTTCCAGAATCAACACTTCATGCTCGGGAGCACTAAATTTACCCAGACGGCTAAATCTTGCCTTGATGGGGCCGGCCTTCTTCACCGCATCCCGGAGTTGGTCTGATGGCTTGTCGTCGTGGAACCCGTACTTGAGCGTGATGTGGGCAACCTGTTCTCGCCCGTCCTCGGCCAACTCTTCGTCCGGTATCTTCAGACCGAGCGCCTTCACCTTCTCGGCCACTTCGGCTGGCAGATTAACCTGCGTGGTGGAGAATTTCCGTTCCGTCTCCCAGTGGGCCTTGAAGTCCTCGATCTCTTTCAGGGATTTAGTAAAATCTCCGTCGAACCGGATCGCCCTATCGTCCACGATCACCTTGCTCGGGAGCTTGGTGTTGGTCACATCGTTGACGAACCGCATGAGCCCGTTCTGGCGAAGCCATGCCTTGGCCGGGATAACGTCTCTGGCCGTGAAGATAACTACCTCGTACCCCAGGCCGTGAAGCTTTTCCAGGAAGAACCGCGCGCCGGGGCGCATGGGAGCTATGACGTTCGGACCTGTGCCTCCGGATACCGATAGAGTACCGTCGAGATCGATGTTGACTCGCTCGGCTTCCTGCTCGGCGGGCATAAGGCTAAAGCGGCGAGCCTTGCCGCTGTCCGCGTGTGGTGCGCGGTGACCCCTTGGCCTGCTTGCCGGCCATCGGTATCCCGGCCTGAGCCTCCTGCTTCAGCTCAGCCTCGACCTGATCCACATTTTCTGCAATCTGAGCTTGCCGATAGAGACCGCGACGGCTGAGATCTCCCTGCCGGCGGAGGACAACGGCTTCGTTCTTCTTCTGGGCGAGCGTATTTCCGTGCATAGAACCCGGCTTGAAATCGACCGCGAACTGGCGCCAGTGGTCTTCCTTCGGACTGGACATGGGAACCATGTTTTTCCGCATGTACTGGAAGTCTTCGTAGGTTTCCCCGTCCGGGCCGAGGACCTTGAGCCTACGGTCAAGCGTCCAGAACTGGAATACATCGCTGACTGCTTGGATCGCGGCCTGTCGGATGGCCTCTTCGGTGTACCGGCCTTCCAGCCGGAACGGCGCGCTCATCGCGTCCGTCATGTTGGCGATCGTGTCTCCTCCGGGAACCTGCTTTTTCTTGGCCAGCCCGCTAATATCGAGCGATCCGGAGCGCTTCTTGATCGTGTCCACGCAGTAGCGAAGGAACTCCGCCACGTAGCCGGGCAGGACCGGAGGGTCCATGCGCTTAATATCGCGCGCCGGATCCCCGTTGGGGTTCAGTAGGAGCTTCTGCGCCGGCTTGCCGGGAACGAACCGTTCCCAACTAACCGGATCGACCGCGCCGCGGCGGCCGACAATCGTTGCATTGATTGCCTGGACGATGGCCTCATTGACGCCGGCTCCGATTCGGTTAACGGACTGGATGAGCGGGATCAAGTCGCGATACTTCGAGATACCTCCCGGACTCCACACGCACGGATTCAATTGCAGCATGGAGAACGGGTAGCGGCCGTGCCAGAACATTGACGGCCCGTCGTACATAACCCGGTCCCCGCCAAAATTCACCAGCCTCTTCCTCGGGAACAGGCGGCAATTGTTGGGGACGATGTAGTGGTAGTTGTGCTCGTCGATGTCCAGGTCCGGATGCTTGACCAGGACATCGTGCCCGGTCTCGTTGAAGTGCCAGTCGTCCGTATAGATCTCGGTGTTCTCGATCGTGTGGAACGGAGACCCGGCCATACCGGCTTCCCGCGACGGCCCGCCGCGCATGCTCTTCTGGCGCTTCATGCCCGGAGACATGACGTTCCAGGTGTACTCGGGAATGTCGCTCGGCCGGTTGTACTTCTCGGGACGGTTCGATGAGCTGAGAGAAACCGCATACCGCTCCAGCCCGCGCGTCTTGTCGCGTCCGTACTTACCGAGAAAGTAGGTGAGGTTCTGGTAAGTCTGATGGACGACAGCGGCGGCCGTCTGAATGTTGCGTCCTGTCATCATGACCGGGATTACCTGATCGAGGCCGTGAGCGCTGATCTCAAAGTTCCCCGGCTCGTAGCAGACGATCTTCCAGAACCCGGTTCCGAACAGAGCATGATCGATCCAGTCCACTAGCTCCAGGTCGAGAGAGTTATTGATCCAGGTGTGCCTAATGCACTTGTGGGCGTTCGAGGCTTGCTGTTTGTACTGGTCTATCTGGCTCGATATGTCCATCGCGGGGCGGATGTCAGAGAGCGATGACAGGGCCTCGCGGCGCATGTCGGCGGCGTAGTTGTCGAAGTATTTTGAGCGGTAGTCCGGGCGGTTGGCATCCCAATACTGCCCATCTAAATATGCGATGTACCGTTCGATCAACTGCGCTTCTCTGTAAGCCTGCATTTCGAGAGCGCCTTGCTGAATGACCGCATCGCGCCAATTTATCATCCGGCGCTGATATTGGTCCTCGTAATCAAGAGTTCCTGACTTCCTTTCAACAGGCGGTCTTGGAGCCGTGGCCATTTATCTCGGACCTCTTTTGATTCCCGCTATGGAGTCTCCGTAACATCGAGCATTACAAAATTGTTTCTTCGACGCTAACGGGCGGAGAGAGGTGGACCCGCACTGCTTGCACTTAAATTCAACGGCTCTTTTCCGATGCGGTCCGCTAGGGACAGATAGCTCGCCAACAGGAATTCGGCGGGCGTCAGCCAAGACATTCCTTCGATCCTTCATGATAAATTTGCTTCGGCAGGATCGACCGCAAAATTTCCCCCACTTTGGATTTCCGGTGTCTCTTTTACTAAATTCTCTCCCGCATGTCTCACAGTTTCTCGTGACTATCGGAGCCCTATGTTTCCTTCGGGAAACGTTACAGTGGTGGCAGCAAGGCACAAGATTGCCGGGATCGTTGTCATCTCGCACCCAATTCAGATGATCCACCAGGAGAACTCCGTCCCATCCTCCTGCCTTAGGTTTCCTTTTGATCCAATCAACGGGCGATCCGCACCAGTGGCACGGGTGTGGACCGAGACCGATTTTCTTAAAGAGAATGACTCTGTGCTCAGTGGTGGTTCCGCACCCTGTCGCTATCTCAGGAATACTATTCTTATGGGAAGATCTGTACCCGACAAGTTTGTCCTTCCTGGGAGTGGGAGATATTTTCCCGGCTTTCCATTGAGCCTTCGTTGAGCAACCCCTTGAGCAATATCTCCTGTACGGTATCCCGAGCCTATTCACCCTCGAAAGAAACTCTGTCGAGCAATGCGGACAACTTAGAAGCTTGGCCCTCGCGCGATGAGATCCATACTCTACGAACAATTCTCCTGGCTGAAGCGGCAATCCGGACGATCTCCGTAGATTACAGGTCCTGCATGATGCCACCAGGTTATCCGGGTGAGGATCGTGCTGATCAAAATTCAAATGGTCGGAGACGATAGAATTTTCTGTAGAGTGGCCTGGAGCCCAGAGGATTGGCTTTTTGCACCAGTGGCATTCTTGCTCTTCCGGACCGATTTTGTTGTAGAGCACGAGCCTGTGAAGGAGTACGTAGCCGCGAGAATTCGCCAACGGATGGCCTGGCACCGGGACTTCGGGGTAGCGAGCGTACTCGACCGCAGGGCGCGGCGCAGTGGCCATGCGGATATCTTACACTAAGTCCAGCACCCAGGCATTCCCTGAGTGTTAACTACTCCCTTGCCGCCCTCGTCGGGAGACATAGCTCGCGGGCACTCAGACGGATTTCTTAAGCCCTCGGACTTGCAGAACTCCCGCTGCTTCTCGAAGGTGTCGATGTACACCGGCTCCGGCTTGCCGCTCAGCGTCTTGCGGCGCCAAGCAATGTGTCCGTCTTCAAACGCTGCCGGCCCCGGAATGCTGCGGTCTCCGTACTTCGTAGCCGAGATCACGCCCATCAACGGGGAGTTAAACCCGCTCACCAGCCTACGGGTCGGACCGCCGCAGGCTTCACACAGAGCATTCTCGTCAGTAGAGTGGGCATAATAATGCTCTACCGAGATCGCGTACTGCGAGCAGGAGGATTCTGAGCAACAGGTTTCAAAAATTGGCATTTGTACAATATTGAACTACGGTCGAGGCGGCGGAACCAAGCCCTTGTGGGCCAGGTACAAGTGCGCCAGCCTCTCTCCGCTCATCCTCTCGTCCCACGGAGCCAAGGGCCAATCGCCTAGATCGCAGAGCGCGCCGAGGATGTTCAGGGCCTTATACTTTGCCGCGGCGTGTACCATGGTCGGCACCGCAGCGAAGTCATAGAGCCTTGGGTCTTGGTCTTCCCGATGGCATCCATTGAAAACCTCGCCCCTGTTGAACGGCCCAAACCATCCCGGAACAGCAGAGTACAGATGGAATCTTCCCGGAGAATTGGGAGCCGCAACCCACTGACCGCAGAGACGAACGTTGTCACTTGCGGACTTCCATCCCGTCCAGAAGATAGACCAGTTTTTATAACGAAAAGTATTTGACGGAATGGTGTGTCGCATCAATTCCGACACGTATGCAGGCAACTCCGGAGGGTCTATGTGCTTTAGGGTCTCTCTGCCTGGACTGCCCGGCTTGGCCAGTACCACTGCGGCCCCTCCGACTGCGGAGGCCGGGAGAAAACGGAAGAAGTTGCGGCGATTCATAGCTGATCTGCTTTCTTGGATAGCTCCAGCGATGCCTCTTGCAGGGCGAAAGCGTCATCGGAAAACCCTCTCCCAAGCACGAGCTTGGCGAGCTTCAAATAAGCATTGATGTGTCTGAACAATTGCTGCCTTGGAGACTCGTTCTCCCGCGAAGATACCGAAACCCAAAACGCCAAATCATTCGACCCTGACTTGGGAAAAGCGTAGATATAATGCCGTATGTCCCAGTATTTCTTGTCGTCCTCGTCTATCGGCACATCCTGAGTCTGACAAACATAGAACGCTACGGTTTCTAGCAATACGGAATGCACGGGACCGCAGGGGCATTGCCTCTCCGCTAATTGTCTCCTGCACTCTTCGAGAGGAGAAACGATAGCAACATCGGTCATCTCGCTCATACGGCCTCCTTGGATGCGGGCATTAAACGTAATTTCTTGTCGGCATTTCTCCATACCAATTTCCGGTATACGGCCTTGGCATTTTATTGCTTCGTCAGGGGAACAACTTCGTCCATGAACGGCGAGGTCGCCCCTGTTGATTTCTTAACGAGATCAGCTAACTCTGTCCCGTTAGAAAAGTCGGAGCCAAGAATGTCCTTCAGGGCATTGTAGTCGTCAGGAGTCATCAGAACTCTTCGTGGAGGTGGCAAGACCTCACCAAGCAGCCAACCGTTATCAACTGCCTCGTCCATGGCGGCTTGGACAATTTCGTCAACGGGGCGATTTTGAAATTCTGCCATTTGCCTGAGTTGCTCTTCATAAGCTGGATCCACGTACCACACTGCGCGCAGTTTTCCGCCAGCCCGTTCGGATCCCGCCTCAATGAACGGTAGGATCTCTTCCCCGCTCGCGACGGCCTGTCCGATCGACTGCTCGATCGCCCGCATCTCCAGAGGCTTTACCACCATCCCGCCATCGGCCAGACATTGCAGAGAATAGGTGGCGATCCCAGATATCCTCTCCCCGACGTTGGCGTCTGGGTCATCGGCGCAGAGCTTTTTCACTTGGTCTTGGGTAAGAGAAACCTGTGTGTGGATCAGGACTTCTGGTGACGTATCCATGGGGGTATAGTAAAGACCTTACCGGGGAATGTCAAGCGGCTACATCATGTCGAGCGAAGTGCTCTCCGCTATCTGGACCGGAGTCTTTGCTGAGAGCTGGGCGAGTAGCGTGTCCGCAGTCTCGATGTCGTTTGCCAGCGCCACCTTACGACGGCACCGGAGCCGTATCGAGCTACACTCCGTCCCGTCCTCGGGGTTGGTCGCCGGGCATCGGTAATACTCTTCCGGACCGCTTGCTTCCCACTCGGCCCCGCAGGAATCGCACGAAGCGATCCAGTCCTTGGGACCGGTTTCCTCCTGCTGATAGCCGCCGCCCGGGATCGGAATCTTCCCGGTCGCCGGGTCCACGTCAAACTCATGCGGGCAATACAAACAGATCAGCCCGGCCATGAGCTCGTCATCATGGGTGTTCGCGGTGTGCCCGGCCGTCCGGTCTTCGTACTCTTCCTTCACAAAAGTCGTCATCTCATGCCGGAAGTTCTTAGAGTGGATGATCCAGGCGCCGCTGCGCATCCAGTAGCGGGCGTTTTGATAGAGCGTAGTCTTGTGGCCGGCCTTGGTCCACCAATGCCATTTGCTCGTGTTGACGTTTAGGGACGATTCTTTGTTCTTCCAGCGGTAAATATTTGGGTAGTGGTAGACATAGATCAGGTCGTCTCCGGTCGTCATGTAGACGTTGTACTCGACGCACATCAGGGCATCGTTATACATGCGGCCGATCGCATTTGCGAAGAATGCCAGCTCCTTGGGGTCCGTTTGATTGTCGCTCCAGACGGCCACCTGCTCGTCCGGAGAATGCATGCCTCCTACCCGGTTGACGAAGATAACTGAGTAGTCCTGGCCGATGCCCTCGGAGACATCGACACCCACGGAATACGTGGCGCCTTCCACCGGCTCGCGCCACATCTTGAACTTCTCGTCTAGCGGTCCCAGATATTCGTGTTTGTCGTTACATCCAGAGACATGGCACCTTTTTGTATTCGGGTTGTGACCGTGGAACTTACCGTCGAGGCCGATGAAGCCGACCCGTATCGGCTCTTCGATGTACCTATCCACCATCTCGTAGCAGAGTTCGTCGAATACCGAATAGCCGGAGACCTGGAAACTATCCTCGGCCGTCGCTGCGAACTCCTGGCGGAACTTCCTGACGGCCTCCGTGGACGTGGCCTCTGCGTTGATTCTCCGGTCTTCAACCCACCCGAGTTGCTGGTTGGTGAGGACAACCGGATGCAAGGTCCCCCGGTTACACATGGAGCATAGCTTGCCTTCCATGGACTCGAAATGAACGTTGACCGGGTGGTAGGTCTTGCATGCCGCATCGTTGCACCTGAGCCATTCTTTTTTGATTCGCTCTCGCATGCCGACTTCATGCTTCTGTGGCTTCCAGTCCTTTGGAACCGATATCACGCGGCTCGTCTCAAAGAAGAACCCGAGGAACAGCGGGTACCAGCGAGACCTGGCTCCCAGCTTCTCGCAGGCTCTCCAGAGCAGGTGCGTATAGTTTCCTGTTCCCTTGCCCGTAGATTCGATGAAGGCAAAGTTTTCTGGAGTGTCGTGAATGGCCGGCGTCAAATCTTCTTCAATGATCTCCTGGGCTTTGTGCTGCTGCATGCCGGCGATCTCCGAGAGGTGGCACGCCGAGATACGGCGCCCTTCACCGACTCCCGAGAACTGGGTGGCGTACTGCACCATGACCTGAGACTGGTTTCCGGGACGGATACCACGCATCGCCGGGTCGCGGCGGTCGAACACGAGCGAGCTGCTTTCTTCGCGCGAGGCCACTTCGGGCTGAAGCCACCACGGTAGCTTGTCATAGATGTGCTTCATCATGCCGAACAGATAGGCGGCTGAGTCTTCGTCGGTCGAGACCACGATGGCGTTGATGTTACGGAAGAAAATCGTTCGCCAGGCGATCAGAGCCTCTATGAGAAGTGACATGCCAAGTCGGCGCGCTTTGATAACGAATATCTTTTGGCACTTCCCCTGCGCTTTGATCTTGCGCATTGTCTCCAGGACGAGGTACTGGCTCTCCCAGAGGCTGAACAGTTGGTCCTTGGACTCGTTGTTGATGAGCCAGAAATAATTGCGGGCGGCGTACTCAAATCCGTTGTCGGGATTTGTACAGAACCTGGCTTGCTCCAGGATTGCAGTCTTCTCCTGGGTGGAGAGCATCGCGAACTTCGTGGCTTGCGGGAGCCTCACCCACTCGTCGGCCGGGATATCGTTCTCTTCGGGAAGCCTGTCGAGGTGATCGATCAGGAGCTGGACGCCGGCATCGCGCATTGCTACTCGGCCGCTCCCTCCGGAGTGGGCATTACCTCTCGGCTGCGGACATCGATTACCTTGCGCTCTTCTTCGAGCACTCGCACGATGTCCTCGAAGTCGGATGGGCCTTTGTTCTTAGCCGCTGCGGCGGCAATCGCTTCATTGGCATTGTTCTGCTGAAAGCTTGGGGCATTGAGGATGGTGATGCCGCCTCCCTTTGCGGATGGCAGCAGTCCATACTGCTCGAAGATGCTCCGGATCGCCTGGACGTTTCCGTCCTTAGCGGCCCGGATTACTCCCTGGTATGCCTCGATCATGGCGGTCGGCCCGAAGAAGGCGTGGAGCTTTTTCTGAATGACTCCGCGCGCCATCGAGCGAACCGTGGCGGGCTTGGTCAGCCGCTCGGGGACCTTGATGTCCTTGATCGGCTTCGGGGTGAGATCGACCTTTTTCTTTTCCTTCTTGCCTTTACTTGCTGTCGGCATTGGGCACCGGCTTTGGGGTATCGGTGGAAGGGGCCGTGGTGGTTGTCTTCACTTCGGTAACGATGGTCTTGTGAGGCTCGTTGCCCGTCTCTACAATCTTGGCCTCCGTTACGGTCCGAACTGTCGGAACGGGGTTCTGCTTCAGGTAGGCGAAGAAGTTTAGCGTCCCGGACGCGGCGAATACCGAGAACACCAGATAGTAGAACTTCCACTGCGAGAAGTTGTAATCCTTGGGATCGTTGATCGCCACGACGAACCCGCTGACCACGGCGCTCGATCCCCCGGCGATGAATGCGGAGATCAGTCCGTAGATCCAGTCTCCCCAGTTTAGGTCTGAAAGATTGAAGAGCCGTGCGAGCTGTGGCACGCGAGAAGTATAGCCCGTAATGACTTAGGAATCAAATTGAGAACGGCCAGTTACCATGAGCATGCAATTTGCCACTTGGTACAGTCCCCACTTCAAAGGGTGTCATGCAATCTGTCCGTCTCTTCCAACTGCCTTATAGTGTACGAGATTGTTACTTGCGGCGTGCGGTCTGCGGGGTCTCGCTGTCGTTCCATCCCCGGACGCGCTGGATGGTAGCCGGTTGGGCGTCGTTGACGGCGTTGATGACAGTCCCGTCAGACAGGGTGATCGGGTGCTCCAGCGGAGTCCTCGGACCCTGCGGCGTCCAGTTGGAATCGATCCGCATGGTCTCCCGGTCCGTTCCTCCGGCGTCCTCGGGACGCAGTGGAGTCTCGTACCCCATGACCGGAATCATCTGCGGGGCCCGAGGCTTGTACAGCCCCCGGAGCTGGGTGAGCATGGCCTCCATCGTCTTCTCGCGGTCGATCTCTTTGTCGTAGACCGAGAACGACATGCGGGCCACCAGCGGTATCTTCACGACGTCGGCCGTCGATCCCATGTCCTGGTTGATCGCCGGATGAGCGTACTCCAGGTTGACGATGTTCAGTCCGGCCTGGTTGAGGATATTGCGGACCACCGTGATCTTATGCGTTTCGTCGAGGCCGTCCGGTACGAAGGTGATTTTCTCCGGGAAACTTTCCGAGAGAGCCTTGATGAGGGTCTCGGGAACCCACCACTGGCGCTCGGGCATCCCGGACCGACGTTCAATCTGAACCCGGCTGAGAGGGATGGGGCGGATCTTTCCGGTGCTCTTCGCCAGGTCCTTGAGATCGGCGGCGGTCTCCTTGAATTCCTTGTCTCCGGGAACCACGAGCAGGCGCTTCTCTCCGTTTTCTGGAGGTCTGCTGCCTTCCCACCCGCCTCGCGGAGGTTCCACCGTGACCTTGGGCGGAGGCGGAGGTATGACGGGCTGTTCTGCGTCTTCGCGCTCGAACCGGATCGGCCGTACTCCCTCACCCTCTGACGCCACGTCCATTGCCAGATCGATATCATCCACGATCTCGTCGGCGATTTCGAGGGCCGCTTCGACGGCAATCTTAACCCGCTTCTGGATGCGCTTGGCGATGACGCGCTGGAGCCGTTCTCGTGAAAGTCCCATTATCTTCTCCGGTCTCCGATGCCCAGGCTGTCTCTAGTATAGGTCCGCTCGGACCGGATTCTCTCCGTTGCTTCCTGGCGACCGATCCCGGTCCGGTCCATTAGGTCGTTGATCCGCTCGATCTCCTGCGCCCGCTCGTCGGTCACGTCATCAAACGCTTCGCCGCTGAACTTGCGGTTGAGACGGCGCAGTTGCTTGGTGACCTCCAGAAGATAACCGGCCATGTCTTCCAGGATCCGAGACTGGCGGGCCTGCTCTTTGAAGGATTCCTCATAGAGACCACAGGTATGTTTGTAGAGAGCCGCGCTCTCCTCCACGGACTTGTCCAATGTTGTACTAACTGCTGGCGGCTTACTCAGCACTTGTACCAGTTTTTGAAGGGGGATGTTGAGGTCGGATAGCTCTGACACGAGCTGATTGACTCTAACGGTATCTAAAGAGTTCGGCTCCGGGCTGACTGCCTCCGAACGATCCGAAGAAGGAGTCCTTGCGGATAACGCCAGCCGTCGCAACCACATCGCCAGACGGAATAGAAGATACACCCCTACGGCAAATGATGTTACGACGCCGATGTAATAGTACAGAGGATTGAAGGCGTTCATAGGCCCGTCAGTGATCCGCTGACCTTGAAGAACTCCAGGCCCTTACGGACGTACTGGCCGACACGGACTTTTGATATCCTTCCGAGCCGGAGCTTCTGGCGGATTGGCTCGGCCGCCAGATCGTCCATGAGGAACAGTGTGGCGCACCGGATCGCGACCTTCATTCGCTCGCGGCGCATTTCATTCCACTCTTCCGGGGGAACCGGGAGGCCGTTCATCTTGACCTGGCCGGACTTGTACAGCCGGCGAATTTCTCTCGCGCTTGGTTTGAGTAGGGCGGGCATAGGTTTATTGGGCGTTGGCGAAGGCCGCACAGATCGCACCGAACAGGTAGTCCTTCATGCGCTGTTCGATCGGGAGATCATCGTACGAGACAAAGCACGGATGTTCCTTTTTGTCCGGGTCTTTTACTGGTCCGTACTTCCAGCCGGCCAGACGCTTCTCTTCGAGCCAACAGTCATGGCTAGCGGATGGAGTAGGGGTTATGCCGTGCGCATGGTTGTGAAAGTGAAACTGAACCCCTTTCAATGCCGATTCCTTTTGCCAATCAGGGGCATCATACCAAGAAGGCTGGCTATCGTCTCCAATTGATAGGCAATATGCTCGGTTGGCCTCGTGACAAATCATCGCGACTTTACTTGGATTCCACTTTGTCATTTCGCTTTCCTTACTTGCCACACCCACTCCCCGGACCCCGACCGGAACACGTTGAGAACATCTTCTTCCGAGATGATATCCGCGTTCACCCACTCGATGATCTGGTGGAGGCACTGCTCGCTCGACGGGCCCTTCTCCGGAGCCTTACGCTCGTGGGCCGAGACCGATATCAGCGCCGGTCCGTCACCCTTCCCCTTGGACTTATTTTCCTTGATGGCCTTGTGGCGCTCGCGCTTGGCCTTGGGGCTCTCCCCGCGGCGGACGTCGCCGACCAGCGTCGGGCTAACGCCGATCATGTACCCGATCCGCTTATCGGTGTACTTGGCAATCTTGGGATCGAGCACCGCTAGGCTCGCGGCCCGGCGCTTGTCTGCGTTGGTACACGCGGCCCCGGCATGGCAGGTGGCCTTGATGGCGAACTCCAGTGCCTCGGACTTCGTACCCTCATGGATCTCGGAGGGTACGGTCTCGTGTTTCTCGGCCCGATAGGCTCGCAGGCGGTGGTAGCCGTCCGTGAGGATGAACTTTCCGTCCTCGCTGCGGAATACGTGGACCGGATCCATGTAGCCCTGTTCGCGGATCAGCTCGCGGTACTTGTCCACGAGCATCGGGTTGATCTTCACCCGGACGTGTAAGGTCTCGTCTTCGATGATCCGGTCTATTGGAATCTTTTTTCGGACTTCATTATCTGCCATTTTGCTCCTCTTGAATCTCAAGAATGCGAATGTCTGATGCTGGGTCAAAGGTCGATAAAACTGTAGCTCTTATTCCAACGGAGGCCAAGTGCTTTGCAAGTCCCTCTGCCGTGCCGTGTGTAACTGTTTGTCTTCGACAGATAATGAGATAGCGGGAGTTGGGATCGAGCGCGATGATCTCCGCTTCTGGGGCGATGGCCTTGACGTCTTTGACGGTGATCATGTGATGTCCGTCTGATTAAGATCGCGCTCAAGTTCCGTGGGAGTAGGATTGACTTTTCTGAATCCCCGGAACCCCATGTAGTCATGGAATTGCTGCTGTTTCTCGTGGGCCACATGGAAGGCGGAGTTTACGAACGACATCCGGGCATCGAGCTTCTGTATGATCTCGGTTACCTTCTCGAACGTCGGCTCGCGGTAGAGGTCCGTCATCGCCTTGGCGGCTTCGTCTTGCAGTAGGCCGATAGAGTCCACGATCACCCGCCGCGCATGTCGGTTCATCTGCATTCGGTCCGCCTCTCAAATTACCCGGAGTGCGGCATCACTCCGGGGTCTTGCCATCGTGGCGATTGGCTTCCGGTTCCTATCTTTCGATGAGCAGCAAGATAACCATGATGCCGCTGGTTCTCGTCCTGCCTCTAGACCAGCACCAATAGGATTCGGCTGGCTCAAACCGCCCGGAACTACAGCCTCTCTGTTGTGGTATCCCGTAAGATTCCTTTTGTACAACATTGAACAAGCGCTGCGGCCCTCGGTCGAAACGCGAGTGGCTCCGTGTTACGCGTTGCTCCCTTTGTTGTCTCCCGGTTTGAGAGAGTTCCTGGGACGCCCGGAGATCAAGCCGCAGCAAGGTTCAGAGTAAAGACTTTAATCGGGAATGTCAAGGGAGAAAAAGAAAATGGGCGGAACCGGAGGGAAACCGCCCACTTTCTAACAGGAGAATCCAACTGGCTTTCGACCGGCGGACTCTTGGATATACTCTTGCACCTGCGGCCAGCCGTGTCAAGTGAATTGTCCTTCTAGTTTTACGGTGCTCCGTTCCTCGATCTTGGCGGCGGTGAATACGACTACATCGCCTGCGGCCGTGTACAGCCAGAAGTGCGGAGAGGGGAAAGACTGGGACTGCATATCGGTGAACCGCGCCTGCATGGGGAGTTTTTCTAAGAGGTCAACGTAGGTCTCTCGGGTTACTGAGACGATATACGCCGTCATCGCGCGACTTTCACGCTGCCGGTAGATGAGGTATCAATCTTGATCCTCATTGGATCGGGCGGCGTCACATCCCAGCGGGTCGAGAAGACATGCGCGATCACAGAGTCTCCCGGTTTGAGATCAACATCCGCGTTCCATTCCAGCCGATTGAAATTGTCGCGGACTGGAATCGCTCGACCATTAACTTGAGTGACGATGTACGGAGAGGCTCCGACGAAGGCCGCAATGGCGTTCTTGAGTCCCTGTGTTACAGAGACTAGATCGCCCACCACTGGGAGTAGCAGTAGCGTGGAAGCATCAATCAGCAGCCGGGCGAACAGCGCCCAGCGGTCGAGCTTTTGCCCACGGTCCATCAGCAGCTCCATCTCGACATGAGAGTACGGGTTGAGATTATCGAGCCGCGAGAGGATCGAGGCTTCGGAAACCCGGATGGTATCCGTCAGTGATTTGTTCTGAAGGAAGACCACCCACACGCTGATTCTCTCCGAGACTCTTCTGCCGAGAACTTCGGAGGTGACGTCCATCATCCCCTTGGAGTCGTGCGGCCCGGCCCACTTGCTGATCTTCACATCGAGACAACAGTTTGCTCCTGGTGCCGGAATGGGTTCGAGGTTGAGGTTGGGAGCCTGTCTTTTCTGGGCAAGGAGTGTGGAGGAAACCACGAGTAGGACGATGAGCTTCTTCATGGACCGATTGTAGACTTTCCCAGGACCCCGTTGCTCCGAGTCGGCCACCTCCCCCGAGATTTACCGTCTGGAAAGCGCGGGGGTCCTGGAACCCGTTACGGCTAATGTCCCTGCATGACTTGCGTGAGAGTTTTCCCGGCCGGCAACTGAGCCACGATCTGCGCGGTGATGGCTTTGGCGTCGGCCTGGAATCCGAAGACCGACCAGATGATTGTGTTCAGATCGGGCGGACCGCCACGGTCGAGGCGCCGCTTGATCCCGGCTGCGCTTTGCAGGTGTCCCCAGGCGTACGGACTCGGGTCCGTGACAACCAGCCCTTCGTTGGTGATCCGCAGGCTGGCCCACACCGGGTCTGCGGCCGGGTCCACTCCGAGGTCGAGCAGGTCCTGCTCGTTGTAGTAGTTGGTCATCGCCAGGAACGATCCCTGCACCGGGCCGACGACGACCAGGGTAGCCTCCATGCCGAGTCCTTTGAGACGGCCGATGACGTTATTCACTTGATCGAGAGTCAGGTTTTCGTCCGGAGACGGACCTGCGAAAGTTTTATTCATGCGTTTTCCTTTCCTTCAGATGGTACCAGCTTTAATTCAGGGCTCTGCGTCTCCTAGCCAGCATACACAACCCCGTTATGACACTGCCGAGCAGAACAATGCTCGCTGGCTCCGGGACACTAGTCTGCGAAAACGTATCCTCCACGTAACTGAGCGTGGCCGTACCGTTTGTTCCTCCCGCCACCCCAATGTCCTTGACGGCGCGTATTGTTCCGGTCGGCGTGAACACCACGTGGTCGCTAAGCTTGGTTGTGCCCTGCGTGTTGACCGTGTACGCACTGACCTCGGTCAGGCACGGCACCGGCCCGCAGATTCCCTCGCTGACTGTGGCCGCTCCGGTCCCCGTGAATCCTCCGGACGACTGCACAATGCTGGCATCGCTGATTAGCTGCGGACCTCCGCCAATCACCGTAACCGTGAACTGGATGACGGTATCGGAGAACGAATTGGAATTAGCCACCCAGAGAGAATTGAATCCCAAGCCGATCTCGTCTCCGCTCGCGCCGCCGTTGGTGATCGGCACTACCGAAACGTTGCTCGCGATCAAGGGTGTGCTTGTCCCGGAAGCGCTTCCTGAAAATGTGAAACTTGAAAAGGTCTTGTCGCCAATGCTACATCCGGATGAACCAAAGTCTATGTAGTCCTGGACGGTTGCGGTCGCCGGGCATGAAGCCCCAAAAGCTGACACGGCCATCAGCGTGAATGCTGCTAATAAAATAGTCGCTTTTTTCATACGTTGCTCCTTGAACTACGTTCGATCTCGCGGAGAATTTCTTCTACCTCCGGGGTCCGCTCGACCCGTACGACTTGTCCGGACTGGAAGAATACCACTCCCGTGCGGTCTACCATCAGCAGGCCGGGGCACTTGCGGGAGATCAGAATGTCGATGCCGAGGAGCTTCATGCGGACTCCCACTCCCACAACCCGAGGGCTCCCTTTGCCGGGATAGGTTGCGCGATCCGCTTAACATCTTCAAGCACCCACCCAAAACGATTCGGTTCATAGTTTCCGAAGTCCCGCTCCGTATCAGTATCTAGATCCGGGTAGTCCTCAAAGACTCCACCCAGGCAGCCGGTGGATATTGTTGGTAGGCAATCCACCAGTTTGCAAACCGCAACGACGGCTCCGCGCGGAAGCTGGTCGGCTAACGTTCCGGATTCTGTTACTCCGAAGTGCGGGCCGAGCGCATGCCTAACCATGTAGGACACACACAAATCCTTGGCGTCACGAGGAAATCCCTTCGCGGCATGGATAGCCAGCGGTCCGCGATACGAAGTGCTCCAGCTTCTCGTCTCAATGTGTTTGTAGCCGAACGCTACCAGCGAGGCCCAGGGCTGAGTCAAGGTTAAAGTTTTCATAATTTATTCGTGGAGTCGGCCCATGTGCCCACACACGATGAAATCTTTTTGGGGCCGCATCGGTAGCCCGAGGGCATTCCACATATCGACAACCGAAGCCAGTGTGACTTCGTAGCACCGTTCCGAACTGCAATGAGCCCTCGGCTTCCGTCCGGGCCAGTACACCCACACGACAAACGGCAGGATGTCGCGGATCTTCTTGCGGAGCTGCGGTGGAATCGTGAGCGCCGTCTCTGGGCACATCGAGCGGATCTCAAACTGCATCGTCGGTCGATCGTCGAAACCGGGTTGTACAATGTTGGACATTTACGCGGACCGCAGCTCCTTCCATGTTCCGGCCGCGATGGCGCGCGCAAGGACCCGCCGAGCGCGGCGCGGCATGCCCGCATGATGCTGGGTGACGGCCGGCAAGCAAAAGGCCCGCAGGTTCTGCCGGCATACCTGGCGGGAAATCTTGATGAGTTCTAGGAACTTATCGCGCTGCTGGTTGGTGAGATCGAGTTTCATAGAGAGATCGTTATTCTTTCGTTGTACTTTTTTTCATTAAGAGACACCACGTATTGACCGTCATCGGACTTGGCTGCCTTCAGTCTTCCGGTTGCCGTGTGCCCATTCCCATAGTTGACGGTTTCGAGTAGCAGATAACGTATCGTGTTGACGATCTGTTCTGCGGTTGGGATGTACTTCTTATGCCAGCGCCAACGATTCTCCTGATAGATCGGAGCAAGCCTCTTGGAGAATTCCATGATGGCCGATTCCACAGACGGGGGTAATTCGGTGATCATTTCTTCTTTGGCGGCTGGGCGCCGATCGGAACGTTCAGCATCTTCTCGGTATCCTTGCCACAATGCTCGCAGTGGCGATACGCTACCACCTGCTTGCACTTGGCGCACCATCGTAAGCTCATAGAGTTTCTCCTTTGTCCAATGTTGAACACTCCGAGCAGGGCCACAGAGATCCAGTCGTGGGCGTCATTATAGGCGACTTCCAGCCCGTGCTATCTATTGAAACTCGGTGTCCGCAGGTCAGATTGATTAGGACTGTGTTTCTTCCAAAAACGACCGAGGCCACGCGCTGGGAGTAATCGCCGCACCATTTGTCCGGGTGCGGGCAAAGCATGCTCTGTTTCTCGTCGTCGTAGTCCCGTTGGCATCGTTCACACGTTTGATCCATAGCTACCACCTCGGCCTTTTGGTTCCCCGCTTGGGTTTGGGAGCGCGGGTGTCCGGCATCGTCCGTGGGATCCTGTCTGGGATCCTTTGATCACGGCTCAGCACCTTCTTAACGTACTCGTCCATGACGAGGGTATCGACTCCCACTTGCGGAGCCGACCGGTCCGCAATCTTCTTAAGAGACTCGGAGATCGACTCCAGATGCAAAGCGATTCTCTGTAATGTGTTGATTTCCACGTAGAGGAGCTGCTTGCTGTTCAGCCGGGCGTTTATTCGATTCATCTCAACTAATCTCTCCCGTCCGCGTGGCGAATTTGGTCCGCTGCCTTTATTCCCCATTAGACCTTGATCTCCCCACTCCGCACGCGGCTCTCGACCTCGGCGCAGATCGTTAGGGCGTCTTCCACGCAGTCTCTAGCTCCTCCGCCGTGAAGTCCGGATTGTAGGACCGCCGCCATGAAGGCTACGGTCTCCGGCGCCGGTTGGAAGGAAAAGTTTGGGTTTGGTATTCGTTGTTCGTCACTCATTTGTTCGCGATCTCCAAAAGTACATCCGCGTGACACGGCCGGTTGAGCGGGCACCAGCAGACCAAATCTTTTCCGCGGAGCTCGTCCTTGATCTGCTGCTTGTTGGGCGTGCTCCAGATATTTTTAACGGAGACAAGCTCTCGGTACTGCCTGACGATCTCTCCCAGGCTATTGTCCGAGGTCAGGACGTAAGGGTTACCCCACTTCGTCGGCCGTCCGACATACACGGCCCCCTCGGGCATCCGCCAACCCTTGGTGCGCTTGCGCTGAATGCGGCGGGGCTTCCTCATATCTGCTTCTCGTCTTCTGCGACAACGACGAACTGGTTCGTATAATCCTTCCCAAATAGCTCCGCGCTGAGTCCGAACAGACGCTTGAGCGATGGTCGGGCGGTCGTTTGAAACTCCGGCGCCAGCGCGAAGAAGCACTCGATGGTCTTGTCCCGCTCGTTCTCCCGCATGAACACGGTTGCCACTTCTTCGAGGCCGCACTCTTTGGCCCGCAGATGCAGGTTGCGGATCGCAATCCGGACCGGCGCCGGCAGGCGGTCGAGATTATAGCTAAGGACCTTGATCAGCTCGTCGCTCATGTCGTTGGCTCGGATGTATGGCCGATCGGCGCGTTGGGGAACTTAGTTGCGGGGAAAAGCGGCGCGCTCTTGTCCGCGAGCAACCGGTCCAGCTTCTCCTCGGTGCGCATGAGCCGGCTGCGAATGTCCCGCAGTAATTCCTCCCCGCTCAGGTCCCGGCCTGACTCTTCTTCACTTCGCATCGGTTCATCCTTGAGAGCTTGAAATAGACGCTCTTCGGCTGCCTCTAGCTGTTTCTTGCAAGCGGATCGCAAAGAAAACAGGTCCGCCAAAGAGTCCGTCTTTTCCCGGAACTCCCGCTGCTCGCGGAACGCTTTCTTAAAGAACGCAATTGTCTCGATGACGTGCGTGTGCGGGGTAGTGGTCAACTCTACGCCGTTGAATTCTCCGGTAACGATCCGCCGATGATGGGCCGCGGTTACGCACATCCTTCCTGCGAACTCTTCGATCGATTCCCCGCCGGCTGGGGAAATCCGCAGGTAGGCTCTGTTCTCTGGATTGTCCGCCATTTTAATCCTCCACCGGCGAGTACGTGGTCTTGTCCTGGTCCGTGAGCGCTGGAGCCGCCTTTACCTTTACGCCCTTCCTCTTATCCCGGTCGCTTACGGGAGCCGCGGGCTTCGCCGGTTCTGGGGTCCCCTCCCAAATGGGTACAGAGACCTCTTCCGGCTTGGCCGTGGCATCCGCTTCGAGGTCCAGCTCCCCCGCTACAAAATTCCCCCAGGGGTCCACCCCGGCCCGAACGTCCTCCGTAATCTTCTCGATATCGTCGTCAAGCTTAACCGGCCTCTGCCGCCCCACCCAAGCCGGCCCTCCGCGCAACTTGTCCCCGTCCTCCTTGGTCTCCTGCACCGCATCTGCGATCTTCTGAAGCTCGTCGGTCAACTGTCTGGTCCCGGCCACCGTCTGTTTCGACGATATTTTCCCCAGCGCCTCCTCAGTCCGAGCCTTCGACCGCTCCAGAATCTTCTTTCCCTCCGCACTCAGTTCCTTCCGCCCACCCCCAATATCCCAGTCCCGCCTCTTACACCCTGGACAACTCGTCGGGCGCTCCACCCGCGGAACCCACCGGAACCCACATTTCCCGCATTTCAGTTGTTCCATGCGGATATCATAATAGTAAAAGAGTAAAGAGTCAATTTTATTTATTATCATCTCCGCATTTTTATTTTGCGGTCGCCGAGAGAGGAGATCAATTTCCTCGCGAAGCCGCCGCGGCGCGCAGGCCCACCCCCTGGGCAAATGGGTCCCGTTCCCCTGCATCGGGCATACCTTCGAGTCCTCCCGAGTCCCCATGAAACATGCACGCGGTAGCGGTCCACCTGGGTCGCGGTTACCATTCCGAGGTATCACGCTAAACAGTTGGGGCAGTAGGGGATGCAGGTATCACTTGACAAGACAACAAGGCGAGGGCATTATTGCCGGCGGAAAGGAAGTGAGGAGATGAACCTATCGAAAATGATTCAACGGTGGGCGAAGTATCAGGTGTCGATTCGCGGCAATGCATTTGCCACGCCTAGCGAGTTAGAGAGCATCTGTAATGATCCGCTGGCATACGTAGACCTACTGAGAGGGTATGACGCCTATGAGGTGTACCGCAATGCAGCAAGCTGGCAGGATGTCGCGATGCTGGGCTGCTGGTTAGTGGGGGATACGTTCATCCCTTGCGGCCAAGAGGTGCGGCAATGAACTCACCTCGCGGACCGCTGGAATGCTCGGATGCTGAATGGGCTAAGCTCTCGCGGACCGCTCGCGTCCGTCCGACATTCAAGACTTACCCGCTAGACCCGTGGTCGCTCATGGCCGCTATCATGCTCGGGCTTATGGGCGCCGTTGTTCTAGCACGGCTGTTTGACTGAACCATGCGGACTCCGGCCAACGGTACGGAGTCCAGATGGGTCATTCAAGGCGCATCTAACAGGAGAATAAAAACAATGGCAGCTAACGGCATTCCGCAACCATCCATCGCAGCGCAGGGAGTATCTGTACTTGCACTGCTCGAACAACTTAAGGCAATTCCAGGTGCTATGGACCTGATGAAACAGCAGGTGGGCTCAGCACCTGCCACCAGCGAACCGAAACCACGCATGGTCACTCAATCGCGCGGCAAGGTCACTCATGATACTGCGGCCAAAGTTAACGGCCGACTCCAGGCGCCTGCTAAGATGGCCGCGCGCAAGGGCAAACAGTCCGAGTCCTTCAACGCACGCGAGTATTACAAGCTGGACCCTGAAACCGAGATTGACCTCGGCAATGGGGCATTTCTCGCTATCTCAGTCGCTCCCGAGTATTGGGGAAATGTCCTAATCATCGGCCTGACTCGGAAAGCGATCAGCTATAACCCTAAGACGTTTGCAGCGCTGGCTACGCTGGACTGGCCAACGATGATTGACCATGTACGCGCGTGCCTGCCAGCGGAGTCTTTCAGCGAATAACCCACCAACCAATCCCACCACCTGACGCCCACCTGGAACCGCTCCAGGTGGGCGTTTTCTTGCTCCCCTGCTAGACTCTCCCGCACGTCCCCTACTCACCCAGCTTGACACGGCTGAGCGACCGAACACGCCACTGGTACACCGTCCCAAAATACTAGCGGGCAAGGAGTCCAGCAACAGCCCGCGTCTATGATGCTCCCCTTTACACCGGGCTTTGCCCGCGTGACGGTTATGCCCAATTTGTACAATATTGGACTAACGGAAACCCTCGGACACCCTAGCAGAATGACGCATGAAACATGCCATAACCCGTACAATCGGAGATTGTACGGTCGCTGTTCACATCTTGTCAAGTATGCCCTATGCAAACGCCGTCGTGAGCAAGTAAAGTACCGATCTCGTCAAGTTGTTACGTCGGCGTGGTTTAACGAAAAACCTTGACACAACGTTGGCGTGGCGTTACACTCGCTGCCGGATCGAAAAAACGCCGTGGCGACACGGCACAAACAGGAGAATCCACAATGCAGAGTATTCAAGACGCCGCGCGACTGGCTCTACAGGTTCAGGACGCCTGCAATCTGTCTGGAGTCGTTCGCTCATTTCACGAAGTTCTCACAGAGACGCTATGGCCTGAAGCCAGGCGGCTCAACATGGGCACGGATTGGGTTAACAATCACCCGATCTCCCGCGCCTATGCCGACAAGATCGCATCACTCGCCGGCACTCAGCTTGACGAGCTGGCGGCTGGCCGTGCCTTTGACGCCTGCTATGAGCTAGCGGCTGGCGTCAGTGTGGAGGTGGCGGCATGACTCACCCCTATCTCGACCATGAGGACCCAATAACAGCCGTGCGGCGTGTCCTCAACCGCTTGGAGTTCTGTGCCTATTGGGCATACCACAACGAACCCCTGGAACGCTGGTATGCCGCCGGAATGGCGTTCATCGTCGATCATTACACGAAAGTCGTGCGGGAAGTGCGCAATGCCAGCTAATACCATCAAGCTCGACCCGCAGAAGATTCAAGCCATGCTCGACGCGGCCACCACACAGACCGAGGCCGTAGAGGGCGTGTATCGCATGGTCTTCCCGGCCTGGGATTGGATCGCCAAGCTCGACGGCTGGCCGACATGCAACAAATCCACGGCCACCCAGATCATGGGGAAATTCATGGCCTGGGATGAGAAGCACTTCCCCATCGGCCCGCATGGGCTCCGCGAAGTCATGCCGGGCGGCGCCTGGATGAATAACGGGTTTTCCACATCAGGCGGCGAGGGCCTGAAAGACTGGCAGGTGCGGCTCTGCGGGTATACCACGCTCGACGAAGCCACCATAGACGCGGCTCAGGCCGCGGAACAGGTGACGGCATGAGAATCCTAATCACCATCGAGGGCGGCGTGCTCCAGCAAGTCATCGTGGACGGAGATTCAGACGGACGCATTACGGCCTACGCGGTCGATTACGACAAGCACGCGGATGACCCGGTGATCTTCGGGGAGCATCACGTCGAGCGGGTTCTCCCTGCGACTATGGATCACTATATCGCTGAAATTAAAGCGGAGGTGGCCAATGCCTGATTGCCCAAACTGCGGTAGCTATTACGGGCGCTGCCCGGAGTGCTGCAAGGCTTTCGATCATGGCACGGCGGATCACTGCGACAACCCGCCGTGCGTGGCCATGAACGCTCCGATAGATTGCGTATGTGGTCTGGTGGTAGCCCAAGGTGCCAAGGGAGTTCTGGACTTCGATATGAACTTGCTGCCATTCACGCCCTAGTGCTCTGCGCCAAGCGGCATTTGTTCAATATTGGACAAATGCCTCTTGCGGAGGTGCATTATGCAACCGGGCCGGTGTAATGCCGGCCCACGCCGTAATGTGGCCGATGACGGTGGCAAGCCCGTATGCAAAACACAGAGCCAAAAACAGGAGAATCACCATGCAACAACCTACGGACTCGGGCTCTCGCAATGGGCGAGGGCATACTTTCACCCGGCTGGCCGAACGGCTCGGGTATGACGATTTGGATTTCACCATGTCCGCCGGCGTTCAGGCGCGGCTGGCTGCCTATGCCGAACTGGAGCGCAAGGAAGTACAGCAGCATGGCCGCGTCCGCATCCTGCGGTTCCGGCTTGGAGGTGAGCGATGAGCATGCCTCCAGCAGCGGACGCTATCAGCGTTCCTATCGACCTGACACCGCGAGAATATCTCGCCTTGATCGAAGCGGTTAATGTGGCCGTGTATGAAACACGGCAGTATTTGAGCAACTCAAACCCTCGCGTGGACTACGGCGATGAATGGCCGGACGTGGCCAAAAACCACGCCAAAGATTTCAGGGGTATGGCTAGCGCTATGCGGAAGTTTGGACAACCCGGCGTGGCGAGTTCCTGCGAATCGGTCGCTATGGATTTTGAAGAGTATGCCGCGCCGGGCCTGTGCGTCACCTGCGGCACGCAATGCAAGTTCGACGAAGACGGCGCTTCGGTTATCTGCCCGAAGTGCTACGGACGCACGCAAGGTCCGTACCGCATCGGCATGGAGCCAACTGGAGGTGGTCAATGAGCGTCCGCGAGAATTGGGAGATGGAATGCCCGCAGTGCCACGACGATTCGCAGATCGACGTTACGGCCTGGATCGACGTGCGCCTAACGCCTGACGGCACCGATGCCGACGAGGCGAACTCCGGCGATCACGAATGGGATGGCGGCTCCCCATGCTGCTGTGTGGCCTGCGGCTTTAGCGGGCGGGTTTCTGATTTTGCGGTCAAGGGCTCGCTCTGGGTCTTGCTCACGCTGAAGGACGGCTTTGAGATTAACGGCGTTCTGGCAGCCAGCGAACTGCTCGGGCAGAACTTCCAGCATCACATCACCATTCAACTCCGGCCACGGATTTATTTCTCCGTGCGCCGGAGCGACCTGGAGCGCGTCGAAGTGCTCACGGTCATAGCACCGGAGATTGGAGGCATACAATGACGCTCACGTTTTCAGACCGCGAACTTGAACTATTACGGGCCGCATTGCGGGACAGGATCGAAGCCGATCTACCGCCACAGCTCGGAGCGGAATACGAACGGCTGTATACGCGAATCACAACCGGAATGCTCCGCCAGCTTTCGGGTTTGTCCAATGTTGAACAAGAGCGGGATATGATCGGCTTCACTGAAGCAGACTACCGGCGCTTGCAAGATAGCCTTAACGCCCGTAGGGGCAAGGAATGAACTGGCTCAACTGGCGGCGTCCGTGGTGGTTCAAGGATTCGTGGTTTGCATGGGTACGCCTGAAATTTCACTACTGGCGGCATCCATACGGCAGGCACGGCCGATGAGTCACCGGCGGACCGACCAGGTTCATATCCCCGATCTGGACTTCCTCAGCCCGGAGGCGTTACTCGCGTTCTATCACGCGAGCTTTAGCGCCCATACGGGCTGGCGGAGCGGCCAGGCGAACTCCAACAAGCCGGAGGCCGCGCGGAGGTTCCCTACGCGGCCATACGGCTACGTACAGGCGTCTGGAGCGCTCGGGAGATACGCTTACTACCGGGCGCTGTCCCTGAACGGCTTCAAGGCTGCGCTATGGCGCCGGCGGGCCGAGGCGATCTACCTCAGGCTCCCGGAGTATGCCCAATTCCGGCGACGCGGTATCAATGTGTCCGAACTCGTCAAGCCGGGGGAGAAATTCCGAAAACGGCCTGCAAATAGAACGAGTTACCGGAAAAGTTCTTGACTTTTCGCTGCGGCGGCTTTACTCTGCCGGAGCGAACAAACCCGAGGCCGCCGGACAGCGGCCAAAACAGGAGAATACACTATGAAAAAGAAACAGATAGCTATGCGTATCCAGAACGCGGTGACTGGATTCATGATCCCCATGATGTCCATTCCGAAGCTGTACAAGGCGCTGGAGGCCGCAGTTGCTGAAGGCAAGACGGACGACGAGCTGAAGGCGGTTGTAGCGGCTTTCCCGGAGATCACGAGGGCCGCATGACCCAGATCAAACCCGAATCACCCCTGCGGCGTGAGACCGGCACGTACTATCGCGGCCGGCCATTGCTCATTGAGCTTCATCCCGGCTATGCGGTCCTCCGGCGCAAGGGCACCCGGCAGCGAGTGGCGGTCAGCTACGACGCGATCCTGGAATTTGGGTACAAAATTCTCGCTAGACAGGCCGCGCTAGAGAAGGCCGAGCGCAAGAAACAGAAGCGCGCGCATGGGGCATGATGGTTCAGTTGTCCGATTTCACCGGAAAACTGAACAACTCCAACCGGTTCAACGGTTTGAAGTGGGTCTTTACTTTTCCGTTGACACCGGTTACACTGGCTGCGTCAACAAACCGAGCCCGGCGGAAACCGGGCACTAAACAGGAGAATACGATATGAAAATTGGCAAGTCACTCACAGGTCTGGCGGCTGAAATTGAACGGCAGGCCGCCGCGAAACGGGACATCGTAGCTACCACGAACGCGATGCACATGGCGGGCGGAAATACTATTTCCGTCAACGGACACGGCGACTTCGGGGTAACCGATCACACCCACCGGCAGATTCAATCGCGGCTCAAGATCGACGCCCGCTATTACGACCGCATGCGGGCCGAGGATCCGGAGCTGCTGGATTACAACGTGAACCGCTGGTTTGACCGCAAACCCGAGCGGCGCATGCTGCGTACCATGACTCTGGAAAAGCCGGTAGCACGGGCCTTCCTGAGCAACCGCTATCGCCGGCTGGACAATGTAGACCTGGCTCTCGCGCTACTGCCGGAGCTGGCCGAGGTCCGCGACCTGCAATTGATTTCCTGCGATATCACGGACGTGAAGCTCTATCTAAAGTTCACGACTCCGCGGGTCCAAGGTGAAGTGAAAAAGGGCGATATCGTCCAAGCGGGAGCCATCATCAGCAATTCTGAGATCGGCCAAGGGTCGGTCAATGCGTTCCCGTTTCTCAACCGGCTGGCCTGCCTGAATGGCATGGTGGTGGAAGAGTTCGGCCAGCGCAAGTATCACACCGGGCGGGCATCGGAAGGCGAAGAAGAAGCCTACGAAGTGTTCGCGGATGAGACCCTGAAGGCCGATGACCGGGCCTTTTGGCTCAAGGTCCGCGATACCGTGCGGGCCGTGTTGCAGCAAGTCATGTTCGACAAGCTCCTGGACCGCATGCGGGAATCGTCCGAGCAGAAGATCGACGGCGACGTCCCTCAGGTAGTCGAGGTGCTGTCCAACAAATTCGCGTTGAATGAGGCCGAGAAGGGCTCGGTCCTGCGGCACCTGATCGGCGACGGCATCGGCCTGAATGCGTGGGGCCTGATGAACGCCGTTACCTCGGTTGCCGGCGAAGTGGAATCGTACGATCGCGCTACGGAGCTAGAGACCGTGGGCGGCCGTATTCTGAGCTTGGCGCCAGGCGACTGGAAAGAGATCGCTACCGCTAAGGCGTAGTCTCCTGTTGCGTTACCTTAAGCCTCGGGGACGGCGGGATTTGTCGGCCTGCCGTCCCTCATTTTTGTCCAACATTGGACTGTCGTGCGAGCCATCAGTGTAATACCCCACGGGCCGTAGCCGCCAGTACGGCAAGGGTGAGAACCGCTGGCGGCTGGTGGCTCGCAGGACAAGGGAGGTGCAATGAAAATAAAGTGCCAAGACACGTTTGTTGTTCGATTCAATCCAGCGATTCTTGATTTCATCGAGGGCAAGACATCGGAACTAGGCGTCCCGATTCACGCGGCGGTGATCTCTTCGTATAGCGCGTATTATGTTCTAGCTCAGGTGAATAAGACTTTGCGGGATGTGGACCGCATGCTCACCGGGAAGGCGGAGCAATGAACAACGAAAAGAAACCTCAGTTCATGCGCATGTTTGACATGAGTCATGTACCGTCGCCAGACCCGGAAAACTTCTGGGTTCTGGATTTGGACGAACCGCGCGTGATTATGTGCGACGACCGTAGCGGAGATTTGCAGCCCCTGTTGACAATCACGGTCAGAAAGATTCACGGAAACAAAGTATCCCTGCAAATCACTGCAAGCCCAAAGATGCGGAGGTTTTATGCACAGTAAGACGGCCGCCAAGCACGCTACGCTGAAGTACCCGGACGGCCGCGAGCAGAAACTCACGCTCATCAAAGCCCGCGAGAAGGCATTCCGTTGGCTAATGACTGTCGGCGGCTCCGGTACGCCGTGGGAGGCCGGTAAGGATTGGGACGGGGCCGAACATGCTTCCGTGCCGGCCGCCATGCAACACCTGCGGACCTGGCAGGAGAAGCACGCACCTGAAGTCGATTTGACTTTCACCGGCGTGGCGGACGCTCCGGCTCTGCGGGCCGCGAAAGCCATCGAGGTTCGCTGGATGGATGCCATGAGCACGGAGGACATTGCCGATCTCATCCTGAAGGAAACCGCATGCGATCAGGTAACCGAAGTCCTGAGCGAACTGAGCTCTTACATCATGTGGCGGCTAGGCGCGGCGGTCCAGGCCGATCCGGCCATGACGGCGATCCTGCTGAAAGCCGTCGCGGCCATCGAGCGAGCGACGAAGGATGATCTCTCGAACCTGCGGGCTAAGTTGAGCGAACCGCCGAGCAGAATTGTGAGGCCGCAATGAGCCGCGCCTATACGACTGAGGAAGTCCGAGGTAAGTTTCTTCGTCACATCTGGGCAATGGTTGACTATTGGGAGCATCAGCCGGCTGGCAAGCGGGATTCCCTGGAGGGGCTGGCCTTTTCAATCTTAGTAGCTCTGGATGGAGAATGTGGAGGGTTGCCAGGGTTTTCGGTCAAGCCCCTACCGCACCGCTCCGACAAGAGGTACCTGAAGTCCATTGGGGAGAACTGGTACGAACAAACCGAAATAGCTGGCTCCCTTCACGAGGTTTTTCTAGATCTAAAGAAGAAGTCCAACATTGTACAAACAGGAGAATAAAACATGGAGAATCAACCGGCAGTATATGACGAAGGGCAAGTCTCACCGGCCGTCTACGCGGCCATGATAGCCGTTAACGAGCGGCTGGCTTCCAGGGGATGCACTACGGTCACCCCGGAGCAGTTGCTCGCCGAACTCGAAACCTATGCTCAGGAAACGGGCCTGTCCGATGCGGACCGCGAAATGGGCAAAAACAAGTTGACTCAGTTGTGGCTACAGTCCACCATAGACTACGCCGCGACCGAGCCGAACGGGGAATTGAAGCCGGCCGAGGCAATGCCCGAGCCGCAACCTGAAGGGAGTCCGATGGCCAAAACGAAAACCAAGAAATTGCAGTTCACCATGGAGCGCAGCGATCTGGAAGCGGCCGTGAAGATCGTCATGCAAGCGGTAGAGAAACGATCGACCATCCCGATCCTGACCGGCCTGCGGATCCGGGCGGACAAGTATACCGTCGAGATCACCGGCACCGACCTGGAGCAAGCGATCACGGTCCGGGCGAAAGGCAAGGGCGAAGGCGAGGCCGTTCTCGCGGCTCAGCCGATCCAGGCCGCGCTGAAGATCAAGCAAGCGGGCGAACTCAAGGTCACGCCGGCCGAACTCACCACGGGCTCAAAAACCATGGGCATGACGGAATTTGGTATCGATTCCTGGCCGGAGCTGCCGAAGTGGCCCGCGGGCGATCCGCAGCTTGTGATCGAGGCCAAGGTATTGCGGGACTTCATCAGCCGGACGGCATTCGCGGTCAGCAAAGAAGAATCCCGGTTCACGCTCAACGGCGTTCTGTTTGAATCGACCGGCGAGCGCCTGCATATGATCGCTACGGATGGCCACCGCATGGCCTTGGTTTGGAATGAGCAGAAGGGCGGCAAGTTCAAGAAACTGATCCCGATTGCGGCAACCAAGATCCTGGCGGGCATGACGAATCTGTCCGATACGATTGCCATGTGGTTCGGCGAGGAGCATTTGTTCTTTGAGGGCGGCGGCAGAGTCCGGCTGATCTCCCGCAAGTTGAGCGGAAATTTCCCGGACCATGAGCGCGTGATGCCGAAATCCTTCAAGTTTCGGGCGGTCCTGAATACCGAAGAGATGCGGCAAGCTCTGGCTTCCGTCCTGCCGTTCTGCAACGAGCTCAGCCATGCGGTCTCCCTGCAATTCAAAAAGGACGCCTTGACCATCAGCACTATCGGCAGTGATAACCGGTATACGGATACCATTCACTCGGACTTCCAGACCACAAGCGAAGTCCTGGGCGTCAACGCCGATTACATGCTGGATTACTTCCGAATGGCTCCGGAGGCCGAGACGGCTTTCACCTGGAACGGCATAGGCAATCCCATGGAGCTCTCTCCGTTGGCCGGCAAGACGGAGTATCGGTACATCGTCATGCCGATGCGGGTATGACACGGATATTCATTGTGGGGCTCGTCAGCGGCGGGCCTCACTTCGCGGTCGGCAAGTGGCTAAAGAGCTACGATGCGACCTATGTCAACCCGGAGCACGGCTACGACGGCGGCAAGCTGGAAGTCACGGAGAACGAGCAGGAGGCCGAGCAGTTCGAGGATATTGCGGCGGCCTTCGCCAAGTGGAATACCGTGGCGCCGGAACCGTATCATATCCGGGCCGATGGCAAGCCCAACAAGCCGTTAACAGCATTTTCTATCAGCGTGAAGCCCGATGCTCCGTAAATTTAGGCAGCAGCAAAGTACAACATTGGACA